CTTTATTTCTTAAATCTTCTTTTAATGTTCTATAACTTTGATATGCCATAGCTACATCTTTATCAGAAGAACTCATTAGTTTTTTTACAACTATATCTTGTATTTCTTCTACTGGTAAATCTTTATTTATTTCTTCTATTTGATGTGAAATTTTATTTATTAATTCTAAATTAGGTTCTTTAGGTAGAGATTTATATGCAGCACTAATTGCTCTCTCTATTTTTTCTTTATCAAAATTCATAACTGTTCCGTTACGTTTAAATACTTTTTTCATAAAATCATGTCCTTTCTAGTTAATAAAAGGCTACTTTCCTGGAGTGCAGAAAAATAGCCATGTTGTGTTGTTTTTTACTTTAATAAATTATAACATTTTAGAGGAAAATTTCAAGTTAAATATCTTTAAAAATGAGTTCAAGTTTTTCAACAATTTCTTTTGAAAGATTAGTTTTAAACTCATTTATTTTTTTAGTTTTAGGTTTGATTATTTTTATTTTTCTTAATTCTCCTTGTTTGACTTTTATAGGCATATTTTAATCCTCTTTTATATTACATAATTCTTTAAAATAAGGAATTGTTAAACACCAATCGCAAAACTCTTGCCACTCAGGTAATCTATGAGTTCTTCTTTGTTTATACATTGTTTTTAATTGTCTCATATTTGTTGTAATACCAGCTTTTATTTTCATCCCATTAGGCGTTGACATAAGAAGTCTTAAATAGTTTTCTTGAGTCTTATTTGACAAATATTCTTCTTTTGCTTCTAGAAAAGCATCTATTGCTTTTGGAGTTGTAAATTTATCAAAAAAAGTTTCATCTCTTTTTGCCACTGTAAATTGTAAACTTTGCGAAGAAATATAATCTTTATGATGATATCTTTGAAACTCTACAGTAAATTTGTTAGTAAAGTCACCATCAAACTGAATTATTATTCCATTAAGAAAATTATCATGACCTTCTCCAATTGGTGTATTTCCTAGTTTCATAGCTCTTTTTAGTAGTTGTTCTTCAGTTTCTTCCTTATCTTCTATTATCATAGGAAAACCACTTACTCTAAGAGCATTTTTAAAACCATACATAACTCCTTTTGTTATCATTTTATTTTCACTATCTTTTAATTCTATCAAATCTTTCATTATTCCTCCCAAACTATTATTTTTTCGTCAATATCAAAACTAAGTTCTTTTATTCTTTCTTCGAAAAGTTTTCCATTTTCCATATTTTCTACATATGTTAAACGCCATTTAAATTCATCACTTTTCCAAGAATTAGATTTTTTTCTAACCATATTTCCTAAAGCTCTTTCGTTGCCTCCGTATTTTTCAGCAACAGCTTTTGCAGAATTACTTAAAATAACTTTTTCACCATTTGTTATTTTAAAAAATTTAGAACAACCTTTATTATAAGCGTTTATACTTTTAGTGACTATTCTTAAATTATCTTTAGAATAATTGCCATTATTGTTTATTCTATCAAATTCTATATTTTCAGCTCCATATTTTTTAGCTTTTATTTTAAAATCATCTTTAACAAAATTATAAAATGAAACAGAATCTTCGAATTCGCATCTTATACCTCTTCCACCATATTGATGATAATGTGTATTATTTTTGTTATTACATCTTTCTTTTATATTATGAAACCGTCTTAATATTTCTTCTTTAAAATCTCCAGTTGATGATTTTATACATATGTTATTGTAGTTATGTTGAAAATTTTCTTTAAAATATTTTTCTCCTATCTTAATATATGTATTACACACAAGACATTTTCCATATAGATAAAAAGCTAAATGTTTATCTCTTTTAGCAAAAAAACATTTAAAATCTCCGATTGTTTTATTTTTATAATTTTTTAAATAATCTTCTTCACAATTTTTATAAGAATGATTAAATGTATTATCGGCTAAAGATTTAAAATCTGCTACATAATAGTGACCACAAATCTTACACCTTAATTGAAACAACCATCCTCTATGATGATGTTTTATAAAACCTACAACTTTATAATCTCCAAATTCTTTATTTAAATATTCATATATATAATATTTAATGTCACAATTCAATTTACTATGAAACAATGTATTTGTTTTTTGTTGCTTTTTAATATTATTTATTCCTACTGTTTTTTCACAACCACACTTTAAACATTTTATCAAATAATAATTATTGTTATTTTTTCTGAAAACAAATTTAATTATTTTAAAATCACCATAAATTTTCCCTATTTCGTTTTTTTGAATATCAGTCATTTTAATCACCACCTTTTTAATTATATGTTTATTATAAAACATTACTTTAAAAAAGTCAAGATTAAAATAGAAAAAACATATCTTTTTTTACCACTTCCTTATTTATCATAATCTCCGATTTCTTCCGTATATTGACTTTTAATTAGTTGTCTTAAAACTTCTGTTCTAGTCAATCCATTTTTTTCTGCAATAAAAGTTAACCAATCAATTACATCTTTTTCTATTCTAAAAGTAATAGTAGTAAACTTATCTTCCTTTACTGGTTTTTTTAATTTCATATTATCACGTCCTTTTATTTGTTATAATACAATTATAAACTATAAAGTGTAGAAAGTCAAGAAAAAAATAAAAAAAAGACTAGAATTTTTTCTAGTCTAAGGAAAGATGTATATTTTGGCATTGAGTTTTGGATTCTAACCAAAATCTTTCAGTTTTGGAGACTGATGTTTTAACAATTAAACTAACTCAATATATGGAGTGCATTATTGGAATTTCACCAATGTAACTTGTTTTGCGGACAAGCTCCTAAATACTCGGACAAACGCACGTAATGGCGGTAGATTCAAGGTTCGAACTTGAAAGTCTTACGACGACAGTTTAGCAAACTGTTTGCTTACCAATTAGCATAATCTACCATGGCAGAGAGTTACGGATTCGAACCGTAAGTCCTTTTATGGACGCCAGTTTTCAAGACTGGTGCTTTAACCAATTCAGCCAACTCTCTATGGTCAAAGCGATAGGATTTGAACCTATGACCTCATGTTCCCAAAACATGCATTCTACCAACTGAACTACGCTTTGATATATGGCGGACGTACGGAGAATTGAACTCCGATTAACCGATAGACAGTCGGTTGTAATAACCATTATACCATACGTCCATGGCTGGAAGTACGTGATTTGAACACGTGACATTCTGATTAACAGTCAGACGCTCTAACCAACTGAGCTAACTTCCAATATTGTACTTTTACTAGGACGGCGTATGTTCTATTCCGTTTATTCCTTGCGCAAAAGCCACTTGTAAGATTGAAACCTATAACGAACATACAAGGAGTATAGGCTTTGTTCGAACTTCATCTTACTTAAAGTTTTATATAGAAATATATTTCATGGCTTACATAAGCATCATAACGACGCTTATGTCTAACCAACTTTCTATGTAAAACATTATAAACTATTTATTTTAAAATGTCAAGAAAATTTTTAAAATCTTGAAAACTATAATATTTCTCATTTATTTCTAATATAGGAGCTGACATAATTCTTGATTTAGAACCAACAATCATAAGTTCTTTTTCGTTTTGAACTTCTTCGAATTCTATTCCTTTATTAGTAAGCATCCATTTTAATTCATTACAGTTTGAGCAGTTTTCTTTTGAATATACTTTAATCATTATAACACATCCTTTGGTAATTTATCTTGTAGTCTTTTTAATTCTTTTGCCTTTTTTATAAAATCTTTAACATCAATTATTACATCACGACCTTTTTTAAAGTCTGAATTTTGTTCTTTAGTTAAAGGAATATATTTGTGTATTGTATCACAAAGTTTTGAATTTATCTTTTCAAGATGTTCTTTAGCTACATAAAAAGAATCTTTATCATCTTTCATTTTATTAGAATCTAATAAAGTATAAACTTCATGAAATAACATATAATTTTCACTTAAATCATCATAACTAAAAGTACAAAGATTTCTATCTAGTAGTAACAATAAAAAGAATGCTCCAGCACTAATTATAGGACCACATATATTAATATTTATTTTTACTCCTAGTTGTTTTAATTGTTTAAATCTATTAAGCATCATAAACATTAAATGAACATCTCCACCTTCAGAGTTAAAATCAATATTTAAATAAATATCTTCTCCTTCTTGCGATAACATTATTATGTCATCAAACTGAGCTTCGACCTCATCCCAACCTAATCCTGTTTTAGCTTCTTCAGGTAAATTTGTTTCAAACGAGAAATACATCATATTGATATTTCTTAACAACATTAAAAATCACTTCCTTTTTTTAAGATAGGTATATTATACACTAATATATTGTATTTGTAAATAGTAAAAATAAAAAAGATTGGATTTATTTATCCAATCTAATGCTAAATACGTGTATGTCTTTATCACATACTACTCCAAATAATTGACTAACATAACTTTCTGGAATATTAAGTCCTCTACTTGCATATTCATCCGCTCCTACTAAACTAGCATTACGAGCATACTTATCAGTAATAAGAGTACTATGTATATGTCCAAGAACTACATAATCTATATATTTACGTTTTTCATTAAACACCTTTAGCTTCAACTTACTTATTTCGTTGTCAATATTACTTTGATTAATTTTATCTCCGTGTATTGCTAATATGTTAAAATTATTGTTTATTTTTAACACGTTCTCAAAAAGATTAGAACCATTAATATTAAAAGTAACTTCTGGTATTAATTCAAAATTACTTTTTAACATTTCATATATCATATAATCTATAGAGTTCTTAGCCTCACTATTTATATTAGTATGAAATTCGTGAGAATCAAATCTACTTTCATTTCCTACTACTCCACTAATTACAATGTCATTCAAACTAAACCTGAACGACTCTATAAATTCTCTAATTAAATGATAACAATAAACACCAGCTTCTATCTCTACAAACTGAGCAACACTTTTCATATCACGTCTATGTTGAGCATGAATAAAATCTCCAAGTAACGCTATGTGTAGAGTGCTGATATTATAAAGCTTAAGATATTTACACACATGGACGCTAAGTCTCGTCAATCTTTTACGAGCTTCTTCGAAATCAAAACGATTTCCATCTAATCCTACAGTCTTACCTATATGCCAATCACTAAGAACAAGAAAACCTACATTCTTTTTTCCTTCTCTTCCTAATAACTTTTCTTCTTCTCTTTCTGTTTCATCAAAATCCATCCATACATTTTCTCTACTACCACGTATTAATTCATTAATGCTTTCTTTCCACGAACGCATTTCTTCTTCCGCTCTAAACTCACGTCTTTCTATTGCACGCAATGCAGTGTTTTCATCACGCAATCTTTGTATACTCTTTTTTAACCTCTTGTATTCTTTAGTAATATAGTCTGTTTCAGCTAATACACGTTCTTCTATCTCAGCTTCTTTTTCTTTTTTCCACTTTTCTATTTCTTCACTACTTAGCATTCTATATCCTTTATGCCACTCCTGGTAACGACCTTTCTTTCCCTTAAGCAAAGGATTAGTATATCTCAGCAACCTCTCAGTAATTCCAACTTCTTTACAAAAATCACTAAGACTATTCACTTCATATTTACTTCCATCATTCTTTTCTATAACATACTTACTCATATATATTTCACCTCATATTCATCTTCACCTAATGTGTTAAAAAAACCATATTTACTTTCCTTGTCTCCACTATTACAACGTTGGTTATAATATTCAGTATTAACACTAATTACACCCTTACTATTATCATAAGGATGAAATAGGTGTAATAGCACCTTGTCGTACACTATATTTCTACCACCAAACTCTAACCAACGAAAATCAAATTCAAAATCTTCTAATCCCCAACCTATAAATCCTTCATCAAAACCATTATACTCAATAAAATCTTTTTTATAACAAGCAAATAATCCTGGAAATCTTCTAGGTGTTTGTTTAAGTAACATATCCAGTATCCTACATTTCATCTTATATTCTTCATCTTCACTAGCAACATCACACACAGATTCATAATCCGAACCACTAATCTTCTTACTAGTCTCTTCAGATAAATAACAATATAAAAAACAAATCTTACTCCTCTCACATCTCTTATCATATACACTCTGTATAAAATCATCAGGTACTATAAAATCCTGGTCTAGAAATATAAGAAAATCTCCAAGACTTTCTCGTACTCCATTGTTCCTGTTTCTACTAAGTCTAAATCCTAAGTCTTCTTGACTCACTACAGTAATTCCTTCATATCCATTTTCATTAAGCCACTCAATAAGACCACTACTACCATCATCACACAACACTATTTCATATTCAACATTACACTGTTGTCTTTTAATACAGTCTAAAGTAACACGTAATCCTTCAAACCGATTATAAACACTAATTAAAACACTAATCATCTTTTTCACCTCAAATATAAGTATACAAAATAAAATATCAAAAGTCAATCAAAAAATGCGCCGGCGGAGAAAATTTACTTATATTTTTTTTTAACCACAAAACAACACCCCAAGACATCTCAAATTAGTTCGAGGTACCGGGTATTCGTTTAGTCAACACGAGTACCTTTATGTTTTACCAAGTCAACGTGAGTACCTAGTCACAATATCAACCCCCTAGTTCTCTCAATGAGTTTCGAGGTACCCGGGTGTTTATTATATGATTCATATAAGTCATTTCTATTATATATAATTTAATATTAAACTCTTGCTTCTTCGAAGTGAAACTCAAAAAATAAAAAGGTTGAGAGCTCCTTCGAAAAGCTCATAAGGAGGAAAAATGTTTGATAAATTAATAGGGAAGATGGTAGGAATTTGGATGATAACTGAAATATTCGAAGGTAAGAAAGTTGTAGAGTTCGTTATAAACTCATGCATCAATTTGTTATGTAACGAAATAACTTTCAACCTATTCGATGACGATGAAGATGTCATCGCAATATGCGACTACCTAGACTGGAACAAGTATCGTTTCAGTAAGAAAGACTTTAATGTTGAGGAAATAATAGAATATATTATTTCTGAAATAGAGAAGGAAAGAGAGGAGGTTGAGAAAGCATTCATCAAGAGTTTTGATGAACTCAAAAAGTAAAAATATAGCTCATTTCTAGTTTAACTAGAGATGGGCTATTATTTTTTATATTGATTTTTATTTCAAGCCTTTTCTATTATATATAATTATAATATAAGCAGACATACACAGACAAGCCACATCTAATTAATATATACATATAAGCTCTTGTCTCTTCGATGGTCAAGGACCACAACAATACTAAGGTGGTTCCTTCCACCACTTCGAGAAAAGCGAAGGCAAGTTGGATAAAGCCAACAAAAAAAAAGGAGAAAAAAATGGCAAGACAAATGGATTATTATGTAGTTTTAGGTGAAGTTGGAAGTTTAATTAGAGCAGATAAGTTTCTATTAAACAAGGTTAACAAGTTGGTTGAAAAGATGGAAGTTAATCCAAAGTGGGATGTAATAGGTTGTATTGCCTATGAAGTTTGTTTTAACTTTGGATATAAGAATCCAACTAAAACTCAAATCAAGAAATCAATATTAAAAGCTATTCATAATATAATAGCGATTGATATGGAGATGCAATATTATAAGGAGGTGAGTGAAGAGGAGCTTCATGATGCAGTTTATGAAGAATTTCCATTCTAAAAGTAATTAGAGTCTAGGAGGAATCCTGGACTCTTTTTATTTTTTCTTATACTACATTCAAGTCATATCTAATATATATAAATATATAATAAGCTCTTGTTCCTTCGAAATTAAATATAAACTGGAGGTTTAAAATGAAGGTAAAAGAAATGAGAAACTTAATTAAAAGTACTTGGTTGAATGGAGAATTATTGTATGCAGCAGATTCTTGGATTGTAACTAACAGTTCAAGGGTTATTGAAAAATCTTATGGTTATAAATGTGACCATGAATTTACAGAAACTCACATGAGATTAACAGATGTTGACTACTATTCTTTGTTTTGGGATGAAGAGGAGGACTGCGGAGATGAACATGGTTTTATCTTAGCGGTAAAATTCGACGACCATTATAAGCTATTTGATAGTTTTATATTTGGTTGGGATTGGTTCTTGAAAATGATTTCAAAATCATATATAGAATCTCCTACGTATGAATTTGAAATAGCTCACCCAAATCTTTCTGCAGTTAGATGGATGGGAGCTTTTGGAAGAATTAGATATTCTTTAAAAGATTCAATCATTCACGAGTTATCTTCAAACAGAGAAAGAGCTGCTGATGTTTATGTTAACAGTTCTTTTACAAGTTACGAAGGAGAATTTTTTAATGTCGATTTCTTGGAACAAATCGAATTAAAATGTTCAAAAGAAAACAACGACTATCTATATGATAGATGTAAACTTGGTTTCTTATATTCTCCTATGTCTATTAGGAAGGCATTCTATAGAGATTGTTACTCTATAGAAATAGGAAAATTCCTAATTGATAATCCTAACTACGATAACTATGAATCGAGCAGTTTGTTTGATTACTTAGTATCTGAAGATAAGGAGGAATATGATTCTCACTCTGAAGGATTCCTAAAAGTTGGTTCTAAACCTTACGGAATCTTAATAAGAAAGCCAAACACTTGGCACAAAGATAATCTAGAATTAGTAAAGGAGGTAGCAAAGAAAAATAATCTACTACTTTACATAGTAGAGTGGTAGAAAAAAACAAGAGCTTAGTAGAAATACTAGGCTCTATTTTTTTATTTTATTTTTTCATTCAAGTCACTTCTAATTAATATATTTATAATTTAAGCTCTTGCACTCTCGAAACAAAAAAAGAGCTAATCTCAAAATCACACTTAGCTCTTCATTCATTCAAACTCCTTCGAACATTCAACTATAAAATTATAAAGGAGGTGATACAGTTGAAATATTACTCAAATTATATCTTAGTTCCAATGTGGAATGCTTCAACCGCCGTTCTACCACTTGGAGTTTATAAATATTTAGTAAAGAATCATTTTGATTCTTTTGACTTATGTTTATAAATAAACTAAGCATTTAATTAAGAGTTTATTTCTCTTACACTAAATTTATTATACGTTGTTTTTAGTTGTTTGTCAACTATAAAAAACAAACAACAAAAATAATATTCGAGTTAGAGCTCTCAAAAAAAGCTCAGAGGAGAAAAAGATGAAAAAATCAACAAACTGTTCGGCAAATGTGGTTAAGGATAATAAAATAGTATTTTTGTCTAACTATTATGTTAGCGAAAATAAAGAAGATGGAGACGAATATAAACTATTCGTAAATCTATCTAAATTTGCTAAATTATTATCTAGAAGTAATGGTATAATTTCTTCTGCTAAATTTTCTTCGTTTTCAAAACAATGTGAGTTTAATACGAAGAATAAACTATTCATTTATTTTTGTTCAGAAAATATTGAATGGGTTGAGCACCCAGCTTTGTTTACTGAAGAAATAAAAAATAGTTCGTTTAGTAGCAAAACTTTCATAGGAGTAGATTTGCTTCTAAAGAAAGTTACCATTTACACAGGAGGGAAAATTAGAGAAATAAACTTTAAAGAGTTTAAAGATGTGCTCTCACATCATAAACTAATTGAAGTTTATTTAACAAAGGAGGTGATATTAGGTAAAGGATATGGTAGAACCATATTCAATTTTCTAACAAAATAAATATTAGAGCTTACTCTCAATTGAGTAGGCTCTTTTATTTTTTCTCCGCCGGCGCATTTAAGCCTTTTCTAATTTATATATCTATATAACAAGCTCTTCCTTTTTCGACACATTTGCATTAAATAAAAAATAATTTAAAGGAGGTGATGTCAAATGTTGTCAATCGTTAAATCTAGTTCTAAAAATTTAAAAAATGGAGGTATTAAGATTACTTGTGAACTATCTAATGGAATAGTTCAAAGAAGCAATTTTAAAAAACAAGGAGAAAACATCATATTGTTGATGTTCAACCAAAAATTAACTTTCAAAGAAAGTTTTTTTGAAAGTGAAGAAGGAGAATGTCTGTTCTCTTTCTTATTCGAAAAAGAAATGCAAGAATTAGAATAGAAATAATGAGTCTAGATTCTATATGAGTCTAGGCTCATTATTTTTTTATATTTTGTTTTATTCAAGCCTTTTCTAATATTTATAAATATAATTAAAGCTCTTGCTTTTCCGATGGTCACCGACCAAATAAAACGGAAGTTGCACTTGACTTCCATAAGAGCAATAAGTGCAGCTAGTTTAACTAGCAAAAATAGGAGGAAAATTATGAAAACAGTAAATGTTTTAGTAGGGCTTGGGACTGAAATAGTAAAGGAACTAGATAACAAGGTTTCTGTTATGCTAACACGTCTTGAATTGGCGTGTAGAAATCACAACGAGGAAATTTGGAAAAGGATTAAATCAACAGTCATATCTTTGTTATTAAAGAGTGCTGTTGAATCTTTAACTGATAATTCTATAGTTAATGCTATAGCAGATACTGTTGTAGCGTATAACATATTTAAGGACGTCTTATTAGTTAAAAAGATTCTGAACGAAGCAGAGTCTTTTAATGAAGACAAAATAAAGGAGGAATTAGAAAGGCTATCAGCAATAGAGTTTGACATTGAGTTTTAAAAAAAAAGAGTCTGGGAGAAATCCTGGACTCATTTTTTTATTTTCTAATTTCTCTAAAGCCTTTTCTATTTAATATATACATATATTAAGCTCTTGTCCTTTCGATGGTAAAACCACAAAAATAAAGTGGTAATGTCCTAGCCACTTCGAGAAAAGTAGGAACGAACTAGGTAAAGCTAGTAAAATTAGGAGGAAAAAATGGCAGTATTTGAAAAATGGGAAGCAATGAATAAAAGAGTGGAAAAAGTTTTAAAGAAAAATAAAAGTCTTTATAACTTATTTTTCAGAACAGAGAAATTATTCAATCAATTTGAAGATTTCTTCTGTTTGAAGGAACTTCTTGTTTACTACCTTATGGGTAGTGAAATAAAAACTCTAGAATTCAAAAGAGAAGTGAAACACTTCTTAAAAGAAGAGCTTCAAAGTTTGAAACTAAGAAAGGAGGAAGAAGATAGAGAGATAGAAAGAATCAATTCTATCTTCAAAGAAAGAGAGGTGATAAACGATGAAGAATGGGAATGTGACAGCATCCAATTAGTGGATGATGAATTCCCATTCTAAGAAATAACTAGAGTCTAGTAGAAATACTAGGCTCTTTTTATTTTTCTAAGTATCACATTAAAGTCACTTCTAATATATATAATTATAATATAAGCTCTTGCCTTCTCGAAGGTCATGAGACCAAAAAAATAAAATGGTTTTCTCTCGCCGTTTCGAGAAAAGCAGAGACAAGTTGGGTTAAGCCAACAAAAAAAGGAGAACACGATGAAAAGTATTAATGTAACTGTAGGTATTGCAACTGAGTTGGCAAAAGAACTTGATAACAAAATTTCTGTTATGCTTACAAGATTAGAACTTGCTTGTAGAAACAATCAAAAAGAGATATGGAAGAGAGTAAAATCTACTGTAATGTCTCTTTTACTAAAAGGGGTTGTCAGCAGTTTCACCGATAACTCAATAATTAACACTATTGCCGATGTGGCAGTAGCATACAACCTATTTAAGGATATCTTGCTAGTCAAGAAAATCCTTAATGAGGCTGAGAAGTTTGATGAGGAGAAAATAAAAGCCGAACTAGAAAGGCTTGAAAAAGTAGAATTCGATATTGAATTCTAAAGTAATCAGAGCTTAGGAGAAATCCTGAGCTCTTTTTATTTTTTCTACAAACACACTTAAGCCTTTTCTAATTATTATATAAAAAAAAGAATACCCGCTCCATACAAGCCATCAAGCTAGGTTTTCCGGCCCGCATTTTTTTTGTTTGTATTTTCCTTTTTCTTAAGCTCTTGCATTTGTAGGATAATAAGTGGTATTGTCCTATTGTGTTGTTTTGTGATTTCATAAGGGAGGATGATAAATATGAAATCAATTAATGTTTGTACTGGTATCTTAACTGAAACAGTTAAAGAGTTTGATAATACTCTTGCGACTGAACTTTCAGCAATTTACCTAGCGATAGGTAAAGATAAGGAAAAACTTATTAAAAAGTTAAAAGCCGTAGCTTTTAGTTACGGTTTAAAAACTGTTGTTAGTCAATTGACTGATAATAGTTTAATTAACAATGTTGTAGATTTTAATTTTGGACTACAACTTTTCTTAGGTGCTACACAAGTAGCATCTACTCTTAAAAAGGCTTCGACTTTTAACGCAGAAGAAGTCAAAGCTGAACTTGATAGATTATCAGCTATTGAATTTGATATTGAATTCTAGTTGATAATCTAAACTGGATTGAGTTTAACCAGTATAAATATTAAACTCTTGTCTTTATAAAATAATAATAAAGGTAGTTGCCCTATACTACCAAATTTAAGAGCAAATAGGGTTTTATAAAAAAAGGAGAAGATTTGTATGTTTAGTGTTGTTGTAGAATTTGTTAACGGAATGAGAGAATATTTTAACAACGTTAATAGAGCGGAAAGTGAAAATTTATATGAAAAGTATATGTCTTTACCTGAAGTTAGCTACGTTTCTATAATGGATGAAAGATTTTAAGCTTTAAGTCCTAGACAAGACTATAAACTGTCTAAACTCTTTTATATTTAAAAATTAAAGGTAGTTGCCCTATACTACCAAATTAAGAAAAAATAAGGTGTTTTATTATACTGGGAGGTATACTATGAAAAACTATTTATTTAATACTACAATTATAACAAATAATGGAACTTATAAAATGAGTTCTATTACAGATTTACAAGCTAAAGAAATTTTACAACAAGGTTTTGAATGTGCAATTGGACATAGTTCCACAGCACAAATTATATCTGAAATTCTTGGTATGGATATCCAAGAAAATAGAATTACAGCTTCTATGGATAACATAGGAGACAAAGCTGTTTGCTTTAAGTTAAATAGCCGTCCTAAAGAGGGAGAAATTCTCTCTAAGGAACAATTAGTTGAAATAGGTTATTCCTTTAAACTAATTGAAAGAATTGAATAATTATTTTGGAAGTTGCTAGGTTAATTCCTAGTAGCTTCCAATTTAAAAATTAGGGGACCCACTTAGCGTAGGTTCCCCTAGACCCCTCCACGCCTGTCCCTTGATAGATTACTCTGGCTTTCGCCTTAGAAGTTTAATCTCGGGACAGGCTATTGACACTGATATATAACATTAAAGCATTCTCTAGTTTGCTCAATAGAAAAAAAGAGACCTGTTTTCATTAAAGCTCAGCAAAAAAATTCGCCGGCGGAAAAAAATATCTCTTTGTGATTTTTTGTTAGAGGTAAATTATATAGCTCACCCCTTTAAAATGTGTTAAACGCCGTCTCAGAGCTTCAGTGTCTGTACTATGCATAAATACAAGACTTCAAGCTCTTGCTTTTTTGGAAAAAGCTTGGTGAAAATCATTAAAGCTTAAGCTCTTGTTTTTATGTTTTTAACTCTTAGGTGTTATTTTATTTTGATACTACACTGGGGGTTAAACTAGTACTAACTAGCATAAAATCGCGTGTTAATTTTTTGCGTGTTTTTGTGTTAGGTGTTATTTTATTTTTTATATATTAGGCTACTATAGTGTTTGTCAATATCATAAAAACTCTTGTACTTATGATTTTACGCATAGTAGCTTTGTTTTTATAAGCACTATAGGGATGTTAGGCTTAATTAGTTTGATTATCAAAGTAATGATTTTTGGTTTAGCTATAGGGTGTGAAAATTAATCTTGGTGTTAGTACAAAATTAATTTTTCTTTTAAAATCAACACTTTTTAATTTTTACTCTTTGTACTCCAACGGGGGTAAAAAGTGACACTCATCTCTTATCAGAGACTAAAAAGTCATTAGTTTGATACTCAAAGTAAAAATTAGTTTTTCCTTTAGTATCAACGGTTTGTATTAATTTGGCTAATTTTATATTTTGGTTTTCTCCGCCGGCGTAGAAAAGTGTCACTCAGACACCCAGTTCAGAGTTAAAAGTTTTATCTTAAACTCTTGTATCTTCAATGCAACTTCGTTGTATCTATACTAAAAAAAGCACTCAACTTTAGACTAGCTCTAGTGTTGCTTGTGTTTTGGCTTGTCTTGGTGTGTTTCATTGTTGCTTTTTGACCCAGTCTGGAGTTAAAGGGAGGTTTTATGATTGATTTTAAAATTATTCCAGTTGATGAAAGAGATATGAATGGATATTCTTGTATTGATACTGGAGAGGCTAAACTGTTCTTTAAGCTTGAGAGTGTGCAATATTGCGACGCTTGTGGCATTGCAGAGTTGATAGCGGAGGGTACGTTTTTTATTGGTACTGAAGAAGAATGTGTAATTGTTAAAGATGAGGCTTTTCCTTTTTACTAAGAAAAGTCTTGTCTTTGCAAGTTTAGATTTTATGGGAGGTTTAAGAGGTTATGAAATTGTGTGAAATGATTTCTGAGAGCAGAAAGAAAAATGCTAAGTATGATGATGTAGAGATTTCTGGGTATTACAATGCCTGGTTTTACGGTGCTTTGAACTTAAAGGCCGTAAAAGAGGGTACTGGAATAGGTGGGTCTTTTGCTAACTGGTTGCTTGAAATGGCCAGAATTGCTGGAGTTGATATGATACAAGCACGTATTCTGGGAAATAAGCTACAACAACTGGCTTTGGACAGCAAGCACGACGGAGCTGGAGTAATGTCGGACGCCGTGTGGTATAAGATTTGTCAGCTTAAGAAATTCAAGGGTAGTCCAATACAGCTAGAAATGGCTATTTGCGATATCCTTAATGACGTAGCTGATGTTCCTGTCGTTGAAAACGATTGGGAATAAAGGCTTTTTTGATATGGCCTAAAGGTTGTCCATTTATGTACTATTATGGAGCATAAGTGGACGATTATAGGCTTGTTGAATGTAATTTTATTGTTGATATATGATATGGGAGGTAATGTTTATGTTATATGCGAAATACAATAAAGGTTTAAATAAATTATTTAGTTTTTATGGAAAATTAGCTAGATTTAAGAAAGTTAGAATTAGTGATTTTCTTGAAATGATTGATGATAGAGATAAAGATTATATTATGTCTGTTATTGATTTATCTGAAGAATGGGTTACTGAAGATATAATAATTAATAGAAAAGAAATGAAAGACTATTATGGATTTGATAATTTATTATATAAAATTGGATATAGTGAAGACAACGACAAAAGTTTTGGTAACAAAAGAGTATTTTATCATTGTAGTAGTGAAATGGTTAAAGAATATAACAGCGTTGTTCTTAGAAAGAATATGGAAATACATTCTAAAGAAGACGCTGAATATTTAGAAGAATTAAAGGCTAAGAAACTTGCTGAAAAAGAAAGACAAGAAGATAAAGAATGGATTTCTTGGCAAAAAGATTTATATTTTAAAGATTAATTTTGTTTTAAAACAGAAAACAAGGGTATTTTTAAACTCTTGTTTTTCTGTTATGTTTAATATTATTTAAATAAAAAGGAGAGTGTTTGTATATGGAAAATATATTTAAAACCGAAGAAAGAATGGCTACTGATTTTATTAAAAGAATTCTTAGAGAAGATAGAACATTACTTAAGAGAGTAATGGCTCTTAGTGAAAGAAAAGCTTTTATTAGAAATATAAGAAGTTTAATTGCTTGTGTATATGCTAGTGATAGTTCTGTTGCTGATGTAAAAGAGTTCTTTGAAAGAGCTCTTTATTGTTTTGAAAAAGCAAGAATGGGGTGTTAGTATGAGCATTAGTTTTGATAATTTTAGAATGGTTTATTGCAAAAGCAATAAAGAGCGTAATGTTGTCTTTATTAATATTTATTTCAAGAGTGTAAGAGACAAAAGTTATTATATGATTGATGACTTGTGTAAACTCTTATGTAATGTCGGATATGATTGTGAAATAGGATATTATCAAGGACATAAACTCTTGCATATCATATTCAAAGAGAAAGAAAAGCTTGAGTTACAGTTAAGTAAGTATGCCTATAATTATTATTATAGGACTGTTGCTGGAGAGATAAAGGACTTATTGTTAGAGTATCTCTATGGAGAATACTTTAATGTTGCTTTATTTGACTGTTTTGTAGCTCAATGGTTTTTGTCTTTGAATGCATCATATAGTTTATTAGATTTTTCTGAAACTATGCACAATGATACATATCAAGGATGTGTGTTTTATAGGAAAAGAGAGAAATACGAAGTAAAAGAAATGCTTCGTAAATCTCTAGAGATTGCTAAAGTTAAAAGAAGAGGAAAAATTATTAAGATTTTTAATAATGGTATTAACAATCCTTATATTGTATGGATAAATGTCAATATGTATATGGATTGTGTTAAAGAAGTATGTGAAGAACTTAATATTGATTATGTGTTAGCTTAATTTTAAAAGGAGTTGATTTAATATGAAAAAATATAATGAATTTTTAAAAGGTGTTTATAATAAAGAAAACAGAGAAGACTTTAGAACTCATAGTAGAAAGAAATACATAATTAAAAAACTGTCTTGGTTAATAGATAATTATGATTTTGTTATAAAGGACTTAAATGAAGTAGGTAGTTGTTTAATAGATGAATACAAGTTTACTAGAAGTAGTTATTACTTGGAAATAAATGTTAAATCTTTCTTAGAGTATATTAATATAATGACTGATTGGTTAATAGATGAAACATTTGTTGACTTGAAAAGTTGTTTTATTAGATTAAAAGAGGCTATTGAAAAAGAAGAAAGTATATTTTATTGTCACAAAGAATATGGAACAGGCGGATTATTTGATTTCATTCATAATTTACGTGACGGTTGTCTTAAAGATATGTTTGTAACTGGTAATTATTATAAAATAGAGGATGATAAGTGGTGTGAATATATATATAACACTTACAAGAAATTAAAAGCTAATCTTGGCTGGTATCCTATTGATTTTGTTATAAATAATAAAGAACTATTGGATAAGTTCTATGAAGAGTTTGAAGATAATAATGGACTTTTTAGTTGTAGTTATTATGAAATTTGCTATTATTTCACTGAAGATTTTGAAAATATTTTAAGTTTGGATACTCTTAAGAAAGATTTTGATAACGCATATAAATTAATGCGTGAAAAGTATCCAGAAGAAATAATTAGCAAGAATTAATTTTGTTTTATTGTCATAAGCAAGACATTAAAAGGCTTTTTTTGTTTTGTTTATATTATTGTGTTTATATTTTTGAGGAGGTTGTTATATATGTCTAATAACGTAAATGTTTTAAATGATGTTCAAGTTGAATTACTTAAGTCTTGTGTAAAAGTCGCAAGACTTAGAAAAGCTCACAAGGGATATCGTTTCCTTGGTGAGGGTGAGCTTTACAAGAAATTCAGTAAAGAACTTCGTATTTTGGCACATCCAGTGTGTATCACTGGAGTTAATAAAGATTTTGATATGGCTAAAGAAACTGAGTTTTCTTATGAGCCAGTTATTATGTCAGAAGATGAGTTAGAATTATTAAAAGGTGAATTAGCTGGTGATAGTATATCTGAAGATGAAAAAGATAAATTGTTATCACGTAAGGCTGTTTCTAAGGCTCAGGTTGATATGTTTAAATCTGAGTTTGAAAATGCTGTATCTGAATATAACTTAGAAGTAGAAGAAATGACTTTACTTCAAAGAGTTAGTGGTACAAAGCTATTGGTTAAGTTTAGTAGTAACGAAGAATTATGTAGCTTTAGTATGGAATTACCATTTATCGACAAGGTTCTTAGCTGTAAAGTAAATGGAAATCTTTACAGTATGGCTTATATGCCATTGAACCTTATTGAGTATGCTAATGGTACTGATGAGATATTGAAACTAGTGCATCCATACCAATTCTTGATTAAACAAGGATTGATGACTAGTGCTAAGAAAAGCTATAGTAAAGACTTCTTTATTGGAATGATGAAAAGAAGTCAAGGCGGTTTAATTAAGGCTGTTCAAGCTAATATTACTAGAACTTTGAGAAATGCAAAGGAATATTCTTGGAGTGAAGTGAACAAAACTCCAATTATGTGGGTTGATAATAACAAGAGCGAAGTAGGTAAGTTCTTGTTAGAAAATAATATTCAGCTTGATTTATCTTATGCTGAACTAGTATCAGTACACGGAATTAAGGGTATTGATATTATAACAGGTAGTACTTCAGCTCCAGGAAAGAGATGTAAAGTAGCTAAGAACTATTACATCCGTAAAAATGCTGGGGTATTTGAAATGGTTAGAAGTGAAAAGGCTAATGAAGATGTCTTTGATGTAGCTAATATCATAAAGACAACTATTTATCCTTGCTTTATTAAAACATCAGCAAAAAGGGATAATAGTGCTACTATCAAAGATACTTGCGACCTTGTTTCTCCATTTCAATATAAAAAGAGATTTACTGTTAAAGAGTAAGTCTCTTGGTTGTTTGTTTTGTTGTGTTTTATAATTAATGTGTTTAATATTTGAGGAGGTATAAATATGAATAGTAATTTTCTTTTTCAGGACTTAAGATTTGGTAAAGGAGGTTTACTTGCTAGTGAGTGTCATAAATTAAAATTAAAAGCTTCAGAAAACTGGAGTGAATTCGACGTTAACATTTTGAAGAGTTTTCCACAAGGAGAACTTTCTAAGTTACAAGAAAAATTCTTGTTTAGTAAGAGATGTTTAAAGATAGTAAACAGTGATGGAGAGACTAGTATCATAGCTGTCCCACACGGTGAAATATCTTTTAGTAGAAAGCTAGGAGAACTAGCTGGATTATATTATGATTTAGTTAAGTTAGAAGACAAAACAGCCAAAGAAAAGGCGTTTGAAAACTTCTATACTAAATTATATATTCTTAGACTAGACATCGCTAAAAGATTGTTCAGTAAAAGATTTTCAAAGAAATTCTTATTTGAATTTCACGGAATTTCTGGAGTAGCTCTTACTCATAGTAGAGGTATCGACGAGATACTTGTACCAGAATGGAGTGGTTTGAAAATAGGGGATTACGTTATGGTAACACGTGACCCTATACAAAACATTGTAGTTGTTCTTAAGGTTGTAGGATTTACTCCTAATCAAATAAGAGTAAGTCCTGATATGCTTGACAGATATCTAGCTGGTGATTGTGACGGAGATAAGATACAAATCATCAAACTAGAAGATATCTATTCTAAGAGCAGCAAGTATTTTGTTAGAACTTATGATGAGTTCTATAATGAATGTATGAAACTTATCCCAGGTGATGACTTTGGATTTGTTGAAATGCTTAATGAAAACATCTAAAACATTAAAACAGAAAGACAGGAACTTTAAACTCTTGTTTTTCTGAAAGGAGATTGTTATGTATAAACTATATGTGGAAGATATTTTGTTATTTAGTGGTTCTCTTGGTGATTGTGATAAATACATCAAGAAGAACTTATGCACTGGTTATTATTTAATAAAAGGAGATGATGTTATGAAGAAACAAGTTCAAAAATTCTGGAGATTAAAAGACTGGGTAGATGAAGACCAATTTGAGAGTTTAATGGTTTTGGGTATATTAACATTTGAAGATAATGGAACACAAAGCACTATTTATTTCGATATCAACAATGATGACTTGCCTGTAAATGAAAATATTGTTAAAAATGGTGCTAGAAATCTTTCTGGTTCATATTTCTACGGTACTAAAGACCAATACTTATATTTCTTAGAAAATGAATTTTAGTTTTGTTAGACCTAGACAAGTCTATAAACTGTCTTTTTTGCTTATTTTATATTTTTGTTTAATTAAAAAAGGAGAGTTGATATTATGAGAATGGTTAGAATGTATGACGGAGCAGTGTTGATTGAGGCTGAAAACGAAAAAGATTGTGAAGTATTAGCAGATTTAATATTTAAAGACGATTTTTACACAAATCACAATTTTGCATTAGTTAATCGTCATTTTTTATTTGAGCCAAAAGTAGATTTATCTATAATCGAAGAATGGCTAGTTGAACAAACAGGTTGTGAGGTTGAACCTTTATTTGAATTCTAGTTTGTTTTGTTTCAGAACAGTTTTTATTTCGCTTTGGTGATAAAAAAATTCGCCGGCGGAATAATTTTTGTTTTGCATTGGTATTAAAAGAAAAAGTTTTTTGTTAATTTTATGGTTTTTAAGGCTAAACTTTTGTTTTATTGTTAAAAATGGTTTTAGCCTTATTTTATTGTGTATTATATTTATTATAGTATGTTATCAGAACATACTGATTAAAAAAGGAGTGATTTTATATGAAATACGGATTATATGTAACTGAATGCAATATTTGGGATGATAATGACTTATATTTTGTCGGAACATATGATGAATGCTATGCATATGCTGAAAAATGGCATCATCTTGGGTATTGTTATATTGAACCACTAGAAGATTAATTTCTTTTAGTGGTTGTATGTTTGTTTATATTATTATTATTATTGTTATTTATTTAAATAAAAAGAGGAGAGTGTTATATATGAGTACTTTAAATGATAAACTTAATCAAGTGGTAATTCCTAGCTTAGTTGTTAAGTGTGATTTATGGGGAGTGGAACTTGAGCAATATGGAATATATCCAAATGCAGTTGATAGTTTCGTAGTTTCTAGTGGATTTATTAATAAGAGTGAAACTCTTGTTAATTCTGAAACAAACGAACTAAGAGTAGCTTCTCTTGGTTCTAAGATGATAGGTTCTTATAGAGACAAAGGCTCTATAACTGGTATTGTTGAAGACAAGTACACTATTATGTGTGCTATGGTATTTGACAAGGAAAATGAAAAGGATAATTTTACAAAATTTCTTAGAAGTATCAAAACAAAGCATCAAGTGTATACAAATAAAGCTGGCGACAAATGGCAAGTAGCCTTTGAACCAGATGTAATAGCTGGTACTTCTTGTAGTAGAGATAATGTTAACGCTCTACTAATAGACGGACTTATGGAACTTGACTGTATAATTGAAGATAAAGAAATCTCTTTGACTGTTGAAGAAATAGCTAAACTTAAAATCGAAGACTTAGCTGAAAACAGAAAAAGAGATTGGGAGTTATTTATCATAGATAATGAAACTGGAGAAAAGGTTCACAGTTTCGGAGAACATCTAGTTATCTTCGAATATTTCTTTTGGCAACCAATGCACGATAATAACAGTTATGTTTCTAAAAAGAAAATTAACTGTCTATATCACCAAAGTGTAGACGGTTTCCAAATATATATGCCTTCAGTTTATGAGGCTATTCAAAACAGTGTTGACTATAATAGCGTTAAAGAAGATATGCTTTGTCTTGGAGTAGACTTCTTTAAGGACTATCAAGCTGATAGATTTAGTAAAGAAGAGATTGAGGCTTTTCTTAATCCTGAAAGTTCTGATTGGAATTAATATTTTGTTTAATTGAAAAAGGAGAGTGTTATATATGGATAAAATAAAATTATATGCTGTAGTTTTTAATGGTGAAAGCAAGATATTTGATAATTGGGACGATTGTTCTAATTTTGTCAAAGGTAAAAGTGGAGTTAAATACAAGAAATTTGCTTCTGAACAAGAGGCAAAATCTTGGATTATGGAAAACCTTTCTGTTAAAACTACTTTCGAAGAAGTTGCAGAAAAAGTTAATGACCCTGGTATTATATACTTTGACGCTGGTACTGGTAGAGGTATCGGAGTTGAAGTAAGAGTAACAGATAGTCTTGGAAACTCACTTATCAACAAGATTGCTAGTAATAGTAGTTTTATTGATTTATGCAACAGATATGGATTTATTGTTAATGATTTTGGTAATGTTCAATTACCTAAGAACTTCACTAATAACTATGGTGAGGCATTAGGTTGCATTCTTGCATATAAGATTGCTAATATGCTACCAGAAGTTAAAACAATACTTGGTGATAGCGAGCTTGTCATTAAGTATTGGAGCAATGGAATTATTAAGGTTAAGAACGAAAGTACTGTAAAGATGTTGAAGTATTTAACTGATTTAAGAGCAAGTTCACCTTTAGAATTAAAGTGGATACCTGGTTCAGCTAATATGGCTGATTTAGGTTTCCATAAGGACTAATTTATATTATATTTTAAATTAAAAGGAGTGATATTTATGAGTAAGAAAAATTTAAGAAACGCTATGAAAGATTTGAGAGATTGTATGGTTAAACTAGGTGTTCCTAGTGCTTTGGATTACAAAGATATGAACAGTTATCAACTTATACAAAATAAAGATACATTATTAGACAATGTTGATAATTATATGCTTGACATAGACTTATATTGTGATAGTTACCTAACAGTTAAAGACATAACAAAAGATTTAACAGACGCTGTTAGCGTTGTGAAAGGAGTGTGTTAATATGAGTTTAAGAGGTGTAATGTATGTTTTATTTGGAATACTTGCTTGGGGTGTTTTAACAGCACCACAAGTCACTTTCCTACCAGCAGTTGTAGTAGGAGTAATGATTTATATAATATTTAGATTGTTAGGAGGTGATAAATAATGAAAAACGGATATTTCTATTCTCTATTTGTGTTCAGCGTACTTTGTTTTCTAGTAAATCAGTTCGGACTTGGTACTGTTTTACTTGGTTTATTTATTCTTGGCTTTTTCTTATAAGGAGGTTCTATGCTTATTGATAAATTCTTTGTTTACTTAGTTATTCTTGCTGTTAGCTGTATTTTATCTCATTTTATTCTAGGAGTGTGATTGCTTTGAAAAAACTGGATATTCTTGGTTTCATCTTTATTTGCTTATTTTGTTCTTATTCTGTTCTAGTTTACTTAGTTTAAGAGGAGGGTTTATCCCTTCTCTCTTTTTTTTACTCATTCACTCACTCACTTCACTTTCTGTTCACTTAGCTTACACTTAGTTCTTCTATTTTTTTAAAACAATAGGTAGTCTTTCTTCTCCTTCGCCCTTGGCATACGTCGAAGAAAGCTTTGTTTCGTCTCACGTTTCTTTTCTCCCTTCGCCTTTGGCATCCAGTCGGAAACGTTCGACAGCTTCGTGCTTATCTTCGCTCCGTCTTTGACATCCGCTTCAGGCACTCAGCACTGGAACGCTCTATGAATATTTATTCTTTTTTCTTTTTTATTTTTTTGTTTTTTCTAGTTTTTAAAAAAAACATTAAAATAATTAAAGCACAAGTTCCCCAATTCTTGTGTAAAGAATAAATAAAATTATACGTGCGTGCGTATAATAAGATGTTTTGATGTGAACAGGTGTAACCTTAGTAACATTAAAGCACACGTAATTGGGTGCGATTTGATTTACGGTAAGGCAATGCCGTGTAATAAAAGCAGTTGCCAACGTGCGAAGTGGGTTTTAACTGTTTGTCCCCATATACAAACAGTCTTCTGAATTTTGGTAATATTTTATTTTATGTTATATATTGAAAGAGAGGTGTATTTAATGGCAAAGAAATTGACAGCTGGTAACTTACTTGGAGCTCTTGGAAGTAAGAGTTTGGACGACGCATCTAAAATAGGTGCAAAAGTTGTGGTAGCAACTACCAAGACTTTAAAGGACCTTAAAACTGAAACCAAGTTAGCAATAACTGGTGTAGGTTTAAGTATTGCAAGTAATATGTTAGATTTGGATAATCCAGCTGGAGCTGTAGGTTTAGGTGCTGTAGGCATCGATGACTGGGTAGGAAAAGCTGGTGAACTAATGATGTATGGTGCTGGAGCTTCCGCATTGTATAAGTTCGGTAAAAATTTATCCAAGGAATTGGAAAAAGATTATTCTGATGAAGAGTTAATCACTGAATTAGGCATAGAAGACTATATTGAAGATGAAACTGAAGAAGAATAATTATTAGTGTTGTTTAATTTAAAGAGTAGATAGTTACTCTGGTAGAACTGTACCGTAATGTTTGGAAATTATATTATATTAAATTAAAATTTTAAAAAAAGGAATAGGTGATTTTTAATGGAAAAAAAAATATTTGGAGTAAACTATAAAGAATATAATAACTTAATTGGAATGATTAATAGAATAACAGCTTCTGGTAACACAACTAGTGCTAAACAATATGAAGATAAATTAAATGATTTAGTAAAAGATTTTGGGGTTATGGACCCTAAAATGGTTGCAAGACTAAACTATTTAAGAAGTTCTAAACAAACTGATACTGATGAATTTGCAGAATTAGTTAAATTAGAAAAAGAATGTTATGTTACATTCTATAAAAATTTAGGTTCTAAAGTTAAAGATTATATTAAAGATATAATTGGAGACGGAAAAACATTAAAGTTAAATAGAAGAGAAAAGATTAGAACTCTTTATAATGGTTCTAAAGTAGCTCAAGCTTGGAACGGAAGTCAATTAATGTCTGGAATAAGATTTTTTGAGTATCCTGTAGTTTCATATACAGAAGAAGATATTCAAGCTTATCTATCTGGAGAAAGAAAATCTATAATGTCTTCTAATTCTTGTGTAGCGGTTGTTATCTCTACTGAAGAAAACGAAATTACTCTTGAACCATTAGTTAGAGTAAGATTTTTCTCATTATGCTATGACGCTGTTGATAAGAAATTTATCACTCACGAATGGTTAATTACATTCGATGTAATACCAGCACCTAGCAAAGAACAAGTAGAAAATGCTGATACAGAATTAGATACAGCATTAGAAGATTGGGCATAAAATAAATAAGGGTATAGGTGTTTTTACATCTATACCCAATTTTTATTCTAATTGTACCCTTAATTCCCTCACTCTCAAGTTAAGGGTACGTGGATTTCTTCTTCCACATAATTAGAACCGATGTGAGTTTACCTCCTCATCTCACGTCGGTTCAACCTCCTCTTAAAGGTACGATTAGAATAAAAATGTTTTGTTTCTGTTATTATATGTTTAAGTTAGCCACCTCCTCTGGCTTAAACTGGGTATACTATAATCACCTCCTATTATGGTATACCCGATACCTCCTTAAATATATAATTATGGAAACAAAAAAATAACAAAAAATAAGAAAGGAAAGTGATTTTAATGAAGAAAATGTTATTTATTGATGAAATTGAAAAAAACAGTATTGAGGAATGTCTTGAACTTCAAGATAGATTTCTTATTAACGATAAAGAAGACATTTTCTTCTTTAGGATTGCTAAGATATCTGATGGTAGATTTATACTTAAAGTCTATCAGGAAGATTTAAGATAATATCAGCCCTAGCTTTGACTACTATTTCTACCTCCTTTGGAATAGTAGTCGAGCTAGATTTTTTTTTAAGGCACCCCTTTTCTATTTAGAAAAGCGATTGGTGCACGCGGGATAGGAGTATTTGTTTTTTAAAAATTATACGCATTCACACAAGCACAGAGATTGCGAGAGGAAAAAGGGTGAAAAAATGAATTATTTTGATAAATTAAGTTTTAAAGACGCTGAAAAATTAAGAATTCTATTAAGAGAATTTAGAACTTGGCTATCAGAAAACTGTAAGATAGAAAACAATGATAGTTTTGAATACGGAATAAACAAAGAATTCGAAGATAAAGTAATTTATCATTTCGGTAAGAAAAAAATTATTTTTTATGCAGATAGTGCAAACAAGCGTAACACTTTCATTAAAACTATGGAATATGGAACATCTGTTAATAAAATAAAACCTTTAATGTTTAAAGTATTTATTAGACTAAAAGGTTTTAAAAGTAATAATGTAGATAATAAACTAAGAATATTTAGTTTTGCTATAACTAAAAATAAAAATGTATTTCCAAAAGCTTTTAAATATGCTTTGGATTTAAGAACCGGTAAGTTTTTTTATTTATTAAATCCAAAATGTGCTGAAACGTATGGTCAATTAATGAAAGATTATTTTAAAAGCAAATTTAAAGAATTTGCAAACGAAGAACTAGAATATGTATATGACGGACGTTCAGATACAATGGTTATATTTAAAAATAAAGATATAGTTATAATGAATACACCTTATGCAAAAAAAAATATTTCTATTCATAAAAACATTAAAGCACAGAATATAAAAAAAGCTTATAGAGAAATAAAAGAAAATAAAAGAAATATTATTGATATAGGTTTATATAATACAGATTTAGTATATCTTAGAAGTGAAGAAAAATATTATTTCTTTATTGAAGATAAAATTTATGAAAAAGAAACTAAAGACTTATCTAATATAAAAGTATTTAAAAATGGAATAAATTTTGATTTTTATTCTGGGAATAATTGTTTTTATGATTTTAAAAAAGAAAAAGATTTTTTTGATTTTTCTAATAAAAATGTATTTGTAGGAAAAACAGATATGTCTAAAGATGTTGCTTTAATACATAAGGAAATATTATACTTACTTAAAAATAACGCTAAAATAAAAAACAATATAGAAGTAGTTAGTGATTTTGAAGAAGATTCTATTAATAAAAAAGTAGCATTATTTGCAATCTATGAAAATGATTGTGTTGGTAGTTTATATTTTTATAAAATTTGTAATGAAATATTTTTATTAAGTTCTGATTTCTTAAGTAAAAATAATCCAAAAGAACTTTATAAAATAGATAGAGAAATTTTATTGGAAGAGAATAATAATAATTTATTCTTTGTAAATTTATAATTTTTTAAGGAGGTACAGTGTGTTTTCTGGAGAAAAGTGGTCAGTATGGTTAGAGTTTGCAAAAGACTTTAAAGAATTTAAAAAAAGTTTAAATATAAGAAAAGTAAACTGTAGACCTATTGAAAAAGTAGAAGATGAAAAAAAAAATAAAGTTATTTTTTACATTGATAACTTCAGATTTGAAATAGATAGTCATAAAACAGAATTAATAGAAGATATAGAATATCTATTAGATATTTATGTAGTGTTAAATACTAAAAGAAGAATGAACGAACTAGCTCTTGATATTTATAAAAAGTCACGTATGGATGACGAAAACATTGATTTTTTTCAAAGAAAAGGATTTTATGTACTTGAATATAAAGGTTATACTTTTTTCTTTTCTTCTGATTTAAAACTAAAAAATATAAAACCTTTTGAAGAAATAAAAACTATAGGTGATATAAAACCTGGAGTAAATGTAAAAGAACTTAGCGGTGTAGATTCAAGTTTTATAAAGAAAAATAAAGATAAAGAAGTTAAAATTTATATAATGTCAAATAATGATGCAGTACTTCTTTGTAAAGATTATTTTTATATTTATAATTATGTACTTAAAAAAACAAAAAAGATGGATTTAAGTTATTTCTTAGAACACGGTATAGATATTCTTTGCAAAATAAGTTCAAAATCAATTACTTTTGTTTGTAATGGAGATTTATATTATTTAAACTTTAAAAAAAGTACAATAAACAAATATTATAATCCAAATACCACAGCTCATTTAGGTTATGAATATGATGGAAAATTATTTTTAGTTAAAGACAATAATTCAAAAGAACGTTTTTATAATACAGCTACAGTTTTAAATGATAAAGAAGTTTTAAAATCAAATATAATTCTTATTAATGACTATAATATGGAAAAAACAAGAATGAATAGAAGTGAATATGTAATAGAAAGAGATGATAAGTTTTACTTTATTAAAAATAAATTTATAACAAATAAAGTATTTGAAATAATGTCTTTAGAATTAGTAAAAAATATAATCAAAAAGAAAAATAACTTTCCTGTAGCTTATACAGAAAATGAGATACTGATATATAGAGATGGTACTATATATGGTTTAACTAGAAACTTAGCATCTAGATATTTTTATAAATTTGAAAGAATTTCTAACGAAAATTTAGAAATGGAAAATGAAAATTTAATGTTAACGATTAACATTTAGGAGGAGTACAGTGTGTTTGTAAATAAGAAAGTATTAAAAGAATTAATGGATATGTATAGTAATTGGAAAAAGAAAAACTTAACTATTGATAATTACAATACTGTTACTGATAAATATATATTTAGTAAAACAACTTTTATAAGTGATAGTATTGATTGTAAAAAAAATGGTAACATCTTGGATTTTTCTTTTTACCATAGATATAAGTGCCGTATAACTTTTGCAAGAGATAAGGGTTCTTATTATCAAAGAAAAAATAATGAAGAAATAACAGAAATAAAAAAAACACTAGAAAGAACTTTTAATTACAATAGTGATTTTATTAATAGTGGTTTTGTAAAAACAAAACAAGTAATGTTTATAATATTTTTAATTTCACAAGGTTTTAAAATGATTAATAAACAATATGATAAAAAAAATAATATAAATAAATCAATTAATGTTAGTAGTCTATTAAGATATCATAAAGATGATTTATTAATAGAATATGATATAGAAAATATGATTTTCACAAAAGCACAAAGATGTCGTAGAATAAGAGATTTAAGATTTCCAGATTTTTATACTAATTTTTTCTATGAAATAAATCTTGATTATGAAGAAGAAAAAGTTAAGTTTTTTAGACCTGGACACAAAAAACAAGTTAAGAAAAAAAGAAGAGTTTCTCCGCCGGCGCATTTGTGTTTTAAAAAAGACCAGTATATCGTAAAATGTACAGAAAAATATTTATATTTTGTTGAAGTTAATGATGATGGCTTCTCACTATATAGAAACAATTTTAAAAGTTCTTTTGAAAATAATATTAAATTATTAGATAAACTTGAATTTAAAATACTTAAAAAAAAAACGTTTACTATAATGGAACGTAATTATGAAACAGTAATGAATTTTGAATATAAAAACGAATATGAATTTAATAATTGTTCTTCTGTTTATGTAGTAAACAATAAAATATCTAAATTATTAGTATCAGATAGAGTTGATGAAATAGTAAATAATTCGGAAACTAATTTAGTAAAATATAACGATTTTAATTTAAGAAATGAAATTAAAATTAAAGAAGTTAAACCAAAAAGAAATATGAATTATTACACTAGTTCAGAAAAATATATAGGTAGATTTTATATGTTAGCAAAAAATGGAGCTGTAAAAACAGGAACAGAAGAAAATGATAATATAGTAGTATTCTGTAAAGGAGTACTTGGTATAGTAAAAGTAGGAGATGAATTCTATAATAAAGATAAAACTAAAATGTTGAAAAACGTCAGAAAAAACTTTGATGAATGGGTAAATTACCAGGACGTCATCGCTATGATGGAAGGATTATAATAATATGGATTATATAACTTACAGAAAGAATATAGAAAAAATATTAAATGAAATGAGAAAAATAAATTTAATAAAAGAATTTACTGGGGAATATAATATTGGAAATTTAAAAAAATATTTAAAAAATAACCATCAAATAATGTATTTAGTATTAAGAGATGCTGTTAACGATTTCCAAATATTAAAAAGGAAAAATAAATTTTTTATCAATAATGAAGCTTTCTGCAAGTTATTTTTATTTTTAACTAAATTATCTGAAATAAGATTGATGATAACAGAAATTCATTATGAAATTTGTGATAACATGAGCATTCTTTTAAATTTTAAACTAGATGGAGTTAATCATTCAATAGGAATAGATTTCAGAAGTATTAAAATATTTTATAATGAAAAAACTTTTATAATAAACGAAAGAATTCAGGCAAATATTTTGTTTTTTAAAAAGGAAAACTTAAAACTTATGAAAAACAAACAAATAAAAGTTTTTACTGAGTTAAAAAACGAAAAGAAAATAAGAATTAATGATTATTATGCTATTTGTGATAAAAATAAATTCATATATAAAGATATGAATGAAGTTAAAGTATTTAAAACAAAAGATATGTATAAAATATTAAAAGAAGATGTTCAATATTATCTTAGTTTAAATAAACTTCCAGGAACAAAAAGAAAAATATATGCTCTTGAATATAATGAAAAAGATGAATATAGAGTTTGGTTTCTTGATAGAAGTATGAAACTAATTAGTTCTATTAATTTTAAATATGAATTTTTAACATATAATAATCAAATATGCTTATGGAATGAATGGACTAATGAATTATTTAATTTGTGGACTTTAAAAAAAGTAACAAATACTAAATTCTATAAAACAAGATTGGGTATAGTGCCTTTAGAAATAAATGATGTACAGTTAAAAAATATGTTTGATATAGAATATTTTTCCAGAATTCAAGAAAGTCAAAATGGAAATTTTATTTTTATTAAAATAAAAAACAAAGTATATACACTTAACTTTGTAGAATATATAGAAATATATGAAAAATATAAAAAGTTTAACATTAGTTGTTTTATAAAAGAAATTATGAAAAATAAGGAAAAATATGATGAAATCAATGATAAAAATAATATGTTGTTAGGATTGTGATTAAATGAGAAGTAAAATATTTTATGAATGTGTAAACAAATTAATAAAAAAAGCTAAATCTAGTTATTCACTTTATATAAGAACAAATAAAAACATAAGAAAACCTATATTTGAAACAAACGCTATTGAGTTTAGATATTTTGCTATTAAGTTTAATTCTATAGCTCAGTTAAATCTTAATGTTCTTAAAGATTTATGTGAATTATATTCAGATTTATTTTGCGATTTGCATAAAAATTTTAATGAAAAAGAAGTTAAAAAGTTTGCTTTTATATGCGGGTTATTTATTTCAAATCCAGCATGTTTAAATGAAGTTAAATATGGTGATAGATTAATATTTTTTCAAGGAGAATCATTAATTGGATATGATGTAATAACAGGGAAGTTTTTTACTAATTATTTTCTTAATATGTTTGAAGAAAAGAATACTAGAGATTTAGCAAAAAAAGTGTTAACTTTAAATGGTTATGCTTTTTTTGATTTCTTGAAGAAAAACTTAAAAAATAACAAACTTTATAAAATTGCTTATAATGCTAAAGATATTAAATTCATAGAAATAGAACATAATAATAGAGCTGATAACGAAAATCTTTTTGTTATTGATAATGTTGTTTATGACAAAACAGGAAATATAAGTAAGTATAACAAGAACATTCTGAAAATGTTTGAAAATGTTAAAATTTTTAAAAACTTAGAAAAAGACATAAAAATAAAAAAATATAACTTCAATAAAATAATATATACTTTTGAAGAAAATTTCTTAGATGTTAATTACTTTGATAAAAATTTTAATTTTATATGTGCAATAAATGAAAGACCAAAGATGTTCTTTGAAATAAATAATATACCATATATAAAATTAAACGAAAAAGAAATTCTTAATTTAAAAGAAAAGAGTATAAAAAGAATGTGTTCTATTAGAACTAAAAAAGATAATAGAACATTGCTTTTTAACGAAGAGTTTTCTAAAGACTTAAGAGAATATATAACATTAATAGAAAACGGAATTGTAGATGGAAAAGAAAATATAGGAATAATAATTAATTCTTTTATTTATTTCATAAGTAAAGAAGAATATGCTGAAAAGTTAAAAGAATTAAAATATAAAACTAAAGTGTATAGATATTTTAAAACACATATAGAAGAATTAAAAGAATTATATGAAAGGAATTTAATGGTATTAAAATTATGAATTTATATGATAAATTAATAGCTGAAAAAAATAAATACATAAACCAAATTAAATATATAAATGAAAATTGTATTATTAAAACAGATTCTGTTTTTAAGAATCCACATTATATATTTCTTGGCTATTCAAAAGACAAAAGAGTTTATGTAAAAAAAAGCTCTTTTAAGTATTTTAAAACATTAAACGAAGAGTTTAATAAAGATGCTTTCGAGTGTTTTGACGGAAATAAAAGATTTAGTTTATTGAAATTATTTTGTTGCGTTTCAGGATTAATGAGCAAAGATGAGAGTATATCTGGATATTTAGCAGATAGTTTTAAATATGGAGACTTCGATGATTTAAAAGATGCAAATGATGTAATAATTACTAGCGAAACAAGTAAATATATAAAATTCTTTTTTAATTTTTCCAAAGATAAGTTTTATTTTTATTTTAATTCAACCGTTCTTAAGAATACAAGAAATAAAAAATTCATTAAGTATTTTCTTGAAAACAATTGTGATTTAAAAGATATAAATGTTTTTAACAATTATATATATAGTTTTAAATATTTTTTAATAAAAGAAAATAATGGAAGAATAAGAGTCTTAGATAGAAAACTCATAGAAAAAATTAATCCAATATATGATTGTTTGAAAGATATTGAAATAAAATTAGAATCAGCTAAAGAAAATATTTTAATCTTTGAAAAAAGTGATTCAAAAGTAGCAGTGAAAATAAATAAAAAAAATGAAATATTATTTGCTAAAGAATTACCAGATGGAAAATTTACTACAATAGAAACTTTTATTGATAAAAAAAAGGATTTATCTATTTTAGATTTAGATAAATATATAGTGCATTATGGAGAAAACTTTGAAAAAACAATGATTGTTAATAATGGTTTTACAGAAATAAAAAACGGATATAATGCAATAGGACCTAGTTACAATTTTAAACTTATATATTGTCAAGCAAATATTGACCACATGGCTCCAAGAAATTATGCTCTTTGTGAATTTATGGATGCAAAACCAACAATATTAGATTATAAAATAAAGGGGGAATTATATCAAGTAATATTAAAAGACTTTAGAATTTATCTTGTACCAAAAGATAATAAACTTTTTGGTTTTGGTGTTTTAGTAAATAAAATAATGAAAAATATAAAGAAACACCCTGAAGAATTGGAAGAATTGGATAATCAAATGGCAATGTTAATAAACTTATAAAAGGAGAAGTGATGTATAATGGCAAGAATAGGAGATAAAAACCAAGTAATAATAGACAATTTAGATGAGTTATTAAAAGAAGTAAGAACTATGATTAAATACACAAGTATTAATATCATAGGACCATCAGGAACAGGTAAAACAACATTTGCAGAAAAACTACAAACTTTAGCACCTGAATTAAATATTCATAAGACTATAGTATTCAGATTACAAGGAGTAGGTTCTGAAGATTTTAGAATACCTATAGTAAAAGATGTAATTAAAACAAAAAAAGTAGGACCTTTAGATGGAGGTTCTTTATTTGATAAACAAGAAGTTACTGAAGTAACTCTTAATGAAAAGACAGTTGAATTAGTTAATATGGGAATTTTCCAAGAAATTTTAGATAACCCAGATAAGAATTATCTCTTGATGATGGACGAAATGAGTAGATGCGATGCTTCTGTAGCACCTTTACTATTCGGATTGTTAGAAAAGAGAATAAATGGAATACCAGCTCCAAACATGCTAATTATCGCGTGTTGCAACCTTTTCGGGGATTATATACAAAATATAGATTTTTCGGACAGTGCTTTAAGAAGAAGACAAATCTTTATTGAATATGTTCCTACTAAAAAAGACATAATAGAATATGCTCAAGAAAATGAATATAATGAAATATTATTAGAAGTAATGGAGGCTTTAGATGGAAGCGATTTAGTATCTCATGAAAAAGCTTCTAAAGAGCTAGAACAAGATACTACTTTAGGTTCTTGGAGAATGTTATCTAATAGATGGAATGATTTAAAAATAAAAGATTATAGTTCAGCAAAAATAGATATTACTAAGTTTGGTGCGTATATGTTTAATAAACCTACTTGTGCAAGTATATTAAAACAAATTACTTTATTTGAACAAATTAATCAAATTGATTTACATGACCAAGTAATAATTAAACATAATTTAGACCCAGATAAACAATTATTAGATAGAAAAGGTAATGTATTTGATAAGAGTGATAAACTTATGGAACTTAAAATAAGAACTAAGACTTTCATTGTTAATGAGGCTTTAAAAGATAATAAATTAAAATACTTAGATGAAAACTTAGAAAATATTTTAACTGTATTCTATAAAGATAGAATGTTAGCAATATCTATTTTTAAAGAAATTAAAAATAAAATAAACTTTATTAAGAAAAAGAATTCTAAAAAATCTTCTGATATGATGTTAGAATTCTCTAAAATTATAGGAAAAGTTTCTAGAGGTAAAAAAGAGGCAGAAAATAAAGAAATCTATGAAACAATCTATAATGACTTGGTTAAATTTCAATAGTAGGGATTAATTCCCTACTTTCTTTTTTTGAAAGGAGAAATGATGGTTAGAGTAGAAAATAACGGTTTAGTATTTGATTATGATATTAATACTGAAGATGGAAGAAAACAATTAATAGAAACAGTATTAATATTATATAGAAATAAATTTCCATTCTTTATCAATATGTTATTATTCATATGTGACATAATGGATGTAGAAGAAAAAGAGAAAGACCAAATAGCTTATACTAAACTTAATGCTAATAAAGAAAGAATAGACTTATTTATTAATTTTAAATTAATAGAAGAAAAGAAACTTGAACCAATAGATATTCTTGGAATATTATTTCATGAGTTTTTCCATAATTACTTTTATCATTTTGATAGGTTCAAGGCAGAATATGAAGAAGGTTATTCTGAGGCATTAAACGTAGCTATGGATTATTATGTTAATAGTAGCGTTAATGAATTATTATCTGGAGAAAATAGAGGTTATTATGGTAATTGTGTTAAGAAACTTGAAGAAAAGCTTAATGTTAATGTACCACCTCAAGAACAGTATGAATTAGTTTGTTATGATTCAATAAAGAAATTTGCTGATTATCACAAACTTAGTTTGCCAGATGAAGATGTTGTTAGAAATAAATGGATAGACAGAGACTTATTTGAATTTATTAAACAAATAATTCCAAAAAGTACTAAAATAACTTTTAAAGTAGGTCCTGGAAATGGTAGTCCTCAACCAGGTTCTAATCCAGGAAGAACATTAGATGACCATAGTAAATCAATGGAAGATGAAAGTGGCAATGGTCAAGGACAAGGTAAAGATGGCAAAGACGGTAAAGGTTTAGACGATTCAGCTATTAGAGATATTATAAGAAGTAAAATAGAAGTTGCTGAAGGTGAAATGCAACAATATCTTGATAGTGGAGATGGAGTTGGACGTGAGGCTGGTATCTTTAATAGAAAAAGAGATATGCTTAAACCTAATTACTTTTTGAATACTCTTAAATTAAAAAGAGTAATCACCAAAGCACTAGCTTGTGGTAAATCGCCAACTTATCAAAAACCAAATAGAAAAAGACAAGGAACTAATATAGTCTTTAAAGGTAAAAAGAAAGATAATAGTTTAAAACTAGTAGTAGGAATAGATGTATCTGGTTCAGTAAATGATAAAGAATTACAACAAATGTTAGATATGCTTTATGGTTTAAACAAAAAGAAAAAAGAGTTCTTATTTGATATCATATATTGGAGTGACAATGATGTAAAAGAAAATAAAACTTTTACTGATAATGTTAGTGATATTAGAGAGTTTGCTAAAAAAGGTGCATATAGTACTGGTGGAACAGACATTTCTACTTTACATAAGTATTTAAAAGAAAAATATAACACAACTCCTTTTGAAGTAATTAATATTACAGATGGTTATTTTTCTTATGATAAAGATTTACCAGATACTTTACAAAAATATCATTTTGTTTTAACTGAAAGCTGTAGACCAGAATTTAAAAATGCTTATAGTGATTCAAGATTTACTATAACTGAAATTAAGCAAAAAAACTACAAATAAAAGGAGATATTGATAAATATGAAAATGTATAGTTATTTAAACAATATGATTGAAAATATAAAAGTTCCCGATGGTTTTGATTATGTAGAGGTAGAGACAATAAATGTAAATGAGTCAGAAGAAAAAAAGGATTTAAAAAAATTTAAATTAATTGAAGGTGAACCTTCTTATATAGTTATGTGGTTTAATAACAATAATACATATAATGATTGGATAAAAATATTTTCTTTTGAAAAAACAGAAAAAGGTTTTAAAAGAAAACAATTAATATTTGTAGAAAAAGGAACTAAAGATTTTGATTATTGGTTTGATAAAATTGAAAAAAATAGAGATTTAGAGGAAAAAATATTTTTAGAAGAATGTGATAATTTTTAAAGAGAGGTTAATCCTCTCTTTTTGTATCATAAATATGAAAAAATGCGCCAGCGGAGAAAAAAATGATTTTTATTAAGCTAAAAAGATTTGAGAATTTTTCAAGATTTATTATTAAAAGCATAGCTAGAAAAGAAAAAGAGGGTTTAAGTTATTATCTTGTTAATGAAAAAAATGAATTTTCAAATAGCATAGATGAAGAAAATAAATTTTGTTACTTTTTTATTGAAACTTATAGAGGTAAAAAAACAATGAAATTAGAAACAAAATTAGAAAGTTTTAACTTTATTATAATTAATGATTATTATGAAATAATAAGTAAAAAAGTGTACAATAGTAAATTTGAATTAATTAGATGTAATCAAAAGAAATAGACTAATGATAAAAAAACTTATATAATTCTTTATAAACAATTTAAAAGGAGTTGATTATTATATGAGTTTTTATATTCTTAGTGTATTATATGGAATATTCTTATTTATATGTTGTTTTGCAAGATATAAAAATACTTGTAAATGTAATGAAGATAATGAAAAAATAACAGATATAATTCAAATATTAATATTCGGTTTAGGAATTCTATCTATAATAAGTATATATGCAATATTCAAAATATTAGGATTATTATTAATAAGCATGTTAATTAGAATGATATTGGTATATATATTTATTACAAGAAAAGAAAAAAAAGAAAAGGTAAGTGATAATTGTGACGATTGTAATCCCTACAAGACCGCCAAGGATAATTAAACAACCTTTTAAATTTACAGATATTAGTCTTCTTAAAATGAATACTTGTATTCAAAAAGGATATTTTGATACTCACGTGGTGATGTCAAGATATTATAGTGAGGCTAACAATATGACTCTTAGAAGAGGGAAAAAAACTCAGTTTTTATCTGAAGATGAGTTATATTATAAAATATGTAAATTATTATTCTTTAAGATGTTTGAATTTATTTTTCAAGAAGGCAAAATAAATTATAACCAAATAAAGAAAACAGGAATATTAATATTGGAAAAATGTATAGAAATAAACAAAAAAGAGGCTATAGCTTGGGAAGTGGAGCAACCAGATTACGACAGAGTTAGAAATCGTTTATTTAAAAACATAGATGGTTTAATGAACTTATTTCTGGATAGCGATTTAGAAAACTCTATTAAAAATCTATTTAAAGAAGAAGTGAATCTTGGAAGTTATTTTACTAATGTATTAAAAGATTTTAAATTTCAAAATACAAGCGTAGCTCTTCCTCAAATAGATTTTGAAAGACTGGAAAAACAACCTTATTATATGGTATATGATATTCTAAGCATCAATAAAGTAGGAGATAACTTAATAGATATAGTTATAATGACTCCTTTTGATGTTGATGATTTTTTAAATTTTAGATATTTCTTTATTTGTGTATTGTTTAAATATTTTAACGCACATAAAGTAAAAGAAGAAATAAACAATTGGTTTGTTGATGAATGGTATAGTGTACGTAAAATAATAACATATAATCCATTTAAACTTAAAAGAAAAGAATTTCAAAAAACTGATATTCTTAATAAAATAGATATTGATTTAATGAAAATAATATCTATTTTTCAACAAGAATTATTTTTCAAAAATGTTAATGCTGGTCATTGTAAACTATGTGAACATAGACTAGCTTGTGGTAAAAAAATGAGATTACATACGAGTGTAAAAATAAGGGAGAAAATCCTTAAAGGAGAAAGTTTTAGCACTCCTAAAAAGTACGGAATATCTGATATAGGAAAGGAAGAAAAATGGTAGAAATAGATAAAGAATTATTTAAAAAATTAAAAACAAAACTTAGGTCAGAAGAAATAACAGAAGAAGATTTCGATGTAATTTTAAATGATATTAATAAGATACACGTATTAGAAGATATAATAACTTCTATTGAAAAGAAAATAGTTCAATTAAAAGAAGAAACTGATAATACAGTTAATAAACTTAATGAGAAAATAAAAATATTATTAAATGAACCTGAACCTGAAGAAAAAAAAGAAGAGCATAGAATAGAAGAGACAGTTTAACTGTCTTTTTTTTATTGGGGGTAAAAGTGATTCCAAATTTAAAAAAACCTAGAGAAATAATAGAATTGTTTTTTGATATAGAAAAATTAAGTAAGAATTATAATGACTTAGTTCCTAAAATAGATGTAGATGAAATGAAAGCTATGTTTAATTTATTTAATAGTTATGTCTATCCAAATTTTCTTAGTTATTATGTTCAAACTGAATTTTATGAAATTCATAGAATACCATTAAGACAATTGACTAATTTAATAGAAAATAAATTAGCTATGAATTATTTAATGCAAATGAATGATGAAGAGTATGATGATATATATAACGAATTGGCTAACCTTATTGATATAGAAAGACAAAAATTCTCTTTTTTTAAAAAAATGAGTATGAATATAAGTTTTAATTTATATAAAGATAAACCATTTTTAGAATTAGATGAAGAAAAATATATAAAAGAAAAGAATTTAGATGCTTTTATATATAAAAAACTAATAAAAAAACCTGATTTATCTTTTTTTAAAGATAAAAACTATTGGCTTTATTCTGATGAAATAAATATGAGTGATTTTCTTAAAGAAGTGAAACATTATATTAATTTAAGAGGTTTTTATTTAATAAATGATAACGGAGAAAGCTTTATAATAAATCAAGATTTATATGTATTAACATATACTTTTTTTAATTGGTGTAATGAAATAAAAGTAAAAAAAAATAAAAAATTAATACCTTTTAAAAAGAAAAATTGCACTATAATGGAAGACGAAATTTCTAGAAAGGAAGTGTTTGATGTTTAGATTTTTACATCTTTATAAAAAATTAGGAAAAGAAACGGATTATGAACATGAATTCTATTGCGTTACAAAAAGAAGTTTATATTCTTTATATAACGATGATAGTTTATATATATTATCAGCACAAGATATAAATAAAGAAACATTCTTTAAAGAAAACTATAACTTAAAAATCGTTTATGAAAATGGTTGTGAAGAAATAAAAAAAGAAATGGATGATTTCAAAGAAGGATTAATGTTAACAGAAAAAGTATAAGGAGATTTTATGAGAATAAATCATTTAGAAAATTTAATGATAATAGAAGTATGTCCAAATAACAAGATAATAAGAAATAGAGATACAAGACAAGTTTATTTATTTGATTTTATAACAGATAAAGGTAAGTTTGATTTCTATTACATAGATGATAATCGTACTGAAATGGACGGAGTTAAAAATATAAATAGTAGAGGTATGGAAAATAGTATTGAATCTATTAAAAGTAATATGGAAGAAAAACAAGTAGTTAAAGTAGAAAATGAAGGAGAGTTTGATTTATTAAATCGTTCAGCTAAATTTAACTTAACTTTCTATTTTGATGATGATACAAAATATACAATTGTTTTAAATAATCAATTATATTCAATTAATAATTCTACAAAGTATTTAATGCAATTATTTCACGAATATAAAGATTTAGCAGACTTTGTATAAGGAGGTTAATTTTGGATTATACAATAAAAGATGTAGATTTAGATAAAAATAAAAATATGTTTGTTGCAATAAATAAAAAATATATATCTGATTGTTTTTTTAATTATAATAATTACTATCAAAAAAATAAAAATATGTACTATACAGGAAAACAATTATACTTTGTGAGAGAAAAAAAGATAGTTACTCCAGAAAAAAGAATAGATGTTTATTTATTGAACAATTTTAGAGAATGTCCGATGGATAAATTCATTGAATTCTTAAAAACATTTGATTTAGAAGAAGTAAAAGAAGAAGACTTTATTAAAACTTGCTTCATAGAAAATAAATTTTTTTATGTTTCAAAAGGAGATTTGTTTAATGAAGAAAAACTAATGACTTTTGATATGATTACTTTTAAAACACAAGAGGCTGATGTTGAAGATATAAGTCTTTTTAATAAATTTTATTGCATGAATTTTTTCGCCGGCGCAACGGATATATTAAATATATTAAAAAGATGTAAAAACATATATAGAATATATAATATAAATGACGAATATTATGATTCTATTTACTTAACTTCTTATAGTTATAGAATTAAAAAAACTTTTGATGAAAAGGGAATAATATTTGAAAGCACATATAATGATTTAGAAGAAGATAAGAAAAAAGATGATATCGCTAAGATAATGAGATTTACTGAGATTCCAAACAAAGAAATAAAACATAATAATAACTATGGATTAATAAAACTTAATGATAAAACAAAAGTACTTGAAGATAATAGTTTTGGTTGTTTTATATTTGAATCAAAAGAAGAAAGAATAAATACACGTAGAACTTCTTTAGCGTATAGATTATTAAGAGGTAGAGGTGAAAATTTATTAGACGTAGTTGAATTAAAAGATGATAAATTTTTATTTATCTTCGTAGAATCTAAATATATTTATTCTTCTGGAGCTAATTTAAAAATTTTAGATTTAAAAAACTATAAAGACGAAGAAATAAATATCTATGGGAATTTTAACTATGACGAAGAACAAATATTAGACAACAAAGGCGGTCACATGAGAAGAAACAAAGATTTCTCAGAAGTAACTTTTGCATTTTCATATAAAGATACCACATCAATAGATAATATGAAAATATATGGAAATATAGATAAAATGGTTACATGTTATTGGTTAAGTGATTTTAAAGAATTTATATTTATTTTATTCAAAGATAAAATGTATTGCATAAGCTGTAACTCTAGATTCAGTCCTTTTTATCAATTAGAAAACTTATATGATGAAATAGAAAATAACTTTGAAGAGTTCTATGATGAACATTCAACATCAGTTATGATGAATACATTAGGGGGAATTTAATGGATAAAAGTGTTTTTACAAAAGATATAAAAAACTTAGAAAAAGGAAAAAACTTTCTGTATAATAAAAAGAAATTATATTATTTCAAAGAAGACTTAATAGTAGATGGATTAAAAAATGTTAATTTAAGCTATTATCATAACTTATTGTTATTAACAGGAAAACAAATGGATAATTTATTAAGATTAATAGAAAGTACAGATTTAAAAAATGTTGAAAAATTAAAAACAACTGTCTATGATTATTATACAATGATGTTAGTAATAGTAAATGGAGAAATAAAAGCTATAGATTTAATGAAACAAGAAATAGTAGACTTAACAGAAAAAGAAAAAGCACAGGCTTATCTTGAACTTTTCAATAATGCTATGTTAACAGATGAAGAAGTTAAATACTTTATTGAAAAAGGTATAGTAGATTTAAGTTGTTTTACTTTTATGCATAAAGATAAAAAAATATATGTAGCTCTTAAAACTCCATATAATTTTCAAATATTTAGCGATAAAGTTCTTACTGAATTAGAAGAAGAAAAAATAAAAAAAGAAACAGGAAAGTTAGCACGAAAAAGAGAAAGATTCTATGCTAATACTACAGGTACTTATACTAGTAGATTTAAACAAACTTTCCATGCAGAACCTTTACCTGATGGAAGAAGATTAGTAGTTGTTTCTGATGAAAATACATATTCAATATCAATAAATGAATTTAAAGTAATATCAATAAAAGAAGAAGATTTTAATAGAGAATTTGTAAAGAAGAATAGTAATATAGGATTAAAAACATTTTTCTTCTATAATAATGATGAAGTGTATTTTGTAGGAAACCTAAGTTACTGGCGTTCACCATCTATAGAATTATTAGCTAAGTTTAAATTCGGACAAGAAGACGAAAAAGGAATAAAGTCAGATATAATGGTAGAGTTTAAAGAAAATAATGTATATAATTTTTGTTGTCCTACTGTAAAAACAATAGCAGACCTTATAGACGGAGCAAGATTAGAAACTATAAAAATTAAAAATATGACAGAAACAGAAATATCAAAATATACTTTAAGAAATTTATTTTTAGTTCATAAAGGTTTTTACTATTATGAAAGTAGAGTTAAAGACCATAATATCATAGGATATGATAATAATATATATATAGTGCCTTATGGAAGTTCTTTTAATTCTTTTGTTTTAGATGAACCTACAGAAGAAGATTTAGAATTAGCAAGAGAACAAACTAAAGCTGCTATGATGTTAATGAATATATAAGAGAGGTGCGTATATGACAACAAGAGTAGAATATTTGAAAAAATTAAAAGTAGAAATATTTAGCAGATTTAAGCTTAGTGACTCTAGTATTAAAGCATCACCTCTTAGAGCCTATGAGTTAGATTTAATATATCAACAATTTAAAGATTATTCTAGAGAAGATATTAGAGAGGCTATTAAAATTCCTTTGAAGAATAAGTTTGAATATAAAGCTATAGAAAAGAAATTATTAGATACTGAAATTAAAAATTATTTTTGTAGACATAAATCAATAAGTGCTAAAACTTATAAGTTTTTATCTGATGAGTTAGATATTAGTGTTAAGAACTTAGAAATTAAATTCAGAGAATTAAGAAAAGAAGGATTTTTTGATAATTTAGGAATTGCAGAAGAAGATTTTAAACAAGCAAGACTGGAGCTGAAAGTAAATCAAAAATTATAACATAAGCTTAGAAGAATTCTTTGAATTTATTTACTATAAAAACAAAAAAGAAAATAGCCAGAAAAGAAAAATAGAATATACAGAGCAAGAACTTAGCGATTACTTTAAAATAACAGATGAAAGTGAATTAAAAGAATTAGAAGACTTTATTACTAAAGTACAAGTTGAGTTTTGGTCTGATATATATAAGAGATATGTTAAGGTAAAATTAGTACTAAAAAAATAATTCAAGTTTTTCTTGACAAAATAAATCTTATGATTTATAATTAATACATCATATAAATAAGCCAGTTAACAAAAATAAATAAAGCCAATTACAATAGATATTGAACGATGGAACAACTTTCGGCGGTCGGAGACGAGGAAGCCATGCTAGTAGGGTATTGCGGAACGGTGGTCGTATTAGTTATCACATTTGTGGTCATTGCTAAAAGGACTACAACTGAACAGGCGAAGAAGTAAAAAATAAGTAAAAAATGAAAGTTTTAGTGAATGGAAGTTTTTGAAAGTTTTTGAAAATTAGTACAGTTGTACAGAAAGGCTATAAGCGTAATAAAGGCGGTACAGAATACTTGTATCGCGCAGTCTGACTCCGGGCTGTGGAGCGGTGCGTTATAGGAAACTATAATGATGTCGGTCCAGCGAATGGGAGAAGGTTGATTTTTTCTTAACGAAAACATTTGGAAGAATAACCTAGAATGATTCTTAGTTAATCTTCATTCAACCATGGGTTGTTTTTGTTATGCAAAAAAATAAATAAAACTTAGGTTGAATAAACTTAAGTTTTTTTATTTTAGTTAAGAAAAATAGACAAGTGGTGGTAGTCCGCCACTCTAAGGGGACGCCTTTAGAAGAAGAGGCTAGGAGGTATTCCGGTGTGGGATACTTAGTGATATGCAACGCTAATTGCATAAGATTGTAGGACGGAATTTACAGTCTTGGTTTTTCAAACCTGAAACTAAGTAAGCTGATGATGTGAGACGAGCGACGTCGTGTACAAACACGCGTTAATTCGCTAGTACAGCTTTTTCTCTAGTAAATTTACTAGGGGAAAAGTCTAATTCAGTTCAACTTCGCTCGGTCGTATACCCCCTACGGGAGTAAAGTCGCTCATCCCAGCTGTTCTCCTTAATCGAACAGCTAAGATGGTATGAGCTCCAAGTTTACTTTTTGAAACTTTTTATAAATAAAGCTAGTTTTAATTAAGCTTTTTTATATATAAAGAGTTAAGCTATTAGTTTTAACTAAGAATGCTAGGATTAACTTGTATATATAGAGATAGAGATGAAGATAGAGAATTTAAGCTTACTAGTTTTAAATAAGTTAAAAGTTATAATGTTATGAGTTTATATGATAAGATAGATGCTTCTTATAATATAAAATTATACCAGTATAACTTTTTTTATTTGGTTATACTAAAAAATAAATAAAGGATGTGAGTTTTATTGAAGAAAATAGTTTTATTAATGTTAATGATACTAGGATTAAATAGTTTCAGTGATGAAGTTAATCCATTATTTAAGATGTTAGGAATTGAACCAGTTAATGCTTTAGAAGAAAGAATTGAAGAGCTTAAAACTGAAGTTGAGTTAACTAGTTTTGAAAAGTTAGTTAAAGAAGTATGTTTAGATTTAGAAGAAGATTATTTAGATATATTAGCTATAGCTCATATAGAGAGTAGAGTTAATAATATTATTGGAGATAAGCATTTAGCTAATAAAGCTTATGGTTATTTCCAAATAAGACAAATAGCTGTTGATGAAGTAAATAGAGTTTTTGGATTTAAAGGAATTAAAAATGCTAGTAGTTTGATTAATAATGAAAGAAAGCAAATAGAATATGCTTGTTATATGATTAAATACTTAAAGAGTAATTTTAAAACTAAGAAACAATATATTACAGCTTATAATATGGGTATAGGGTCAGTTAAAAAAGGTAAAACTAATGGTTACTATAATAAATTTTTAAAAGCTAGAGCAAATTTAAGTGTGTAAAAAATAAAAATGAGGTGATTTAATTGTCAGCTATATTGAATAATATATATCCTGATACATATAATTCATATGGTAATTCATATGAAATGTTTAAAAAGAAAAGACTTCTTGAAGAAGTTCCTTATATACCATCTTTATGCAATAACTCTACAGAGGTATTTGAAAAATTATGTGGTATTAAGAATATAATTAGAGATATAAATAAATGCGTTGAAGAAGATTCTAAAAAAACTCTTGGTGAATTATTAAAAAGTGGTTCTGATACTTTCAATAATGTAAAAATATTAAATTTAATGCTGGAATATGCATTTGATGGATTAGCAAACGTTTTGTTAAAAATAGTTGAAGAAGAGGAGTCTAAAAATGAAACTAAATGAAACTGAGAAAGAAAAATTAATTGAAGGAATACGTAAATTATATAATTCTGAATTAGATTATATTGAAGTTGAGAATTGCGATTTCCACATGTTAGATAGCAGAAAAATAAAAGGAATACTTTTAACTTTCTTTCACGGAAAAGAACACGGTGAAGAATTATTTGAATTATTAAGTTCATATGGAAATATTTATAAATTAGATGCATTATCTAGAGATATTAAAATGATAAAAGTTAGTTTAGAAAATATTTTCTATACAGATGAAGAGTTTGAATTTGGTTTCTCTCAATTTATTCTGACTGATGATTTAAATGAAGAAAGTCATATTCTTTTAAATTGTGATGAGGACCAAGATGAGGTGGTATTAGATGCATTCTAGCAAATTGACAGATAAACAATGTGAAACATTTATTAAAAACTTAAAAAGATATAGAGTTCTTAATGACCTAAGATTCAATGATTTAGCAAAGAATTTTGGGTTATCAAGAGCTTTTTTTAGTCAGCTTTTTTATAAAAAATCTAAACCAAGTGAAAAATCTATTGCAATAATAGTAAAGAAAACTAAAATACCTAGAGAAAAATGGATAAATGGAGAAATTCAAATAGGTAATTTACAGTTTAATCAATTAGATTACACTTATTCTAAAGAGAACATAGGTAAAAGAATTGAAAATATTAGAAAAGCTTATGAATCTAAAGAAAAATTTTCTAAAATAGTAGGATTAAGTATGTATAAAGTAAATCAAATGATTAAAGGCAAAGATATAAACTTAGATAGACTATTTAAAATAGCTTATAACTGTAATATTAATCTTGAATATTTACTTGGTTTTACTATTAATAAAGAATGTGAATATTCAACAGATAATTATAAATTCAATAATATAGAATTTAAAAAAGTACTTAAATTAGAAAATATTTCTCCTTATGGTTTAACTAAGAAATTATATAGAGAATATCATATTTTTATGGATGAAACAGCTATTTACAGATGGATTCAAGGTAATAGAAATCCTAAATTGGAACTTCTTTTTTATTTGAAAAGAATTTTAAAATTCGATTTAAATCAAATGCTTGGAGTACCAGTAAAAACAAAAATAGAAGAAAAATACAACGATGATAAATTCAGACAACAAAAATTAATATATGAACTTAAAGATTTAAATGAGAAATTAAGTATCATAATTAATAGTTTTATTTTTGGAGATATAGTATGAATGTTTTAAAAGCTAATAAAGAACATCTAAGATACATAAAAGAAAATAAATATTTAACGTTACAAGGTGCTGAAACTACTGGTTACATGTACACAATTAAATATAGTTGCAGAGATATATACGTTAATAATCCTTTGAAAAAACTTTTTAAGGTTTTTAGTAATAATTATATGTTCTTTTATATAGATAAAAAAGATAGAGAAATAAAAAAAATAAAACAAAAAACTATATTTGAATCTTTTATAGATGTAATCATCGTTGTTAAAAGAACTGAAATAGAAAAGACTGATAGTATTTTCTATAACAAATCATTATTATGAAAGGAAATGACATGAAATTTGGAAAGAAATGGAATTATAATCTTTCTTAAGAAAGATGGTTCTACTGAAGAATATAACATTTATTGTTCTAACGATGTATATTTTTATGAAGTAGAATTATTACATTTAATAAAAGAAAAAAAATGTTTAATGTACTATACAAATTGTACTAAACAAGGATTAATAGAAAAAGAAAATATATTTTTCTTTAGAAGTGAAAGTAACATTCAAAGAGCTTTTGTAGGAAGTTTTTTCTTTTTAACAGATAAAATTATAAATTTTGACAATTGTATAGCAATAAACATAACAAAATTTTAAAGCACAGGCGTGTCAAAACGATGCGCCGGCGCATTTGTGTTTCGAAATAATACAGCTTTTTATTCTCTTTAAAAATATGCATTATTTAAAAACATAAACAAAGAAAATTAAACAGAGGTATACATGAAGATAATTTTTAAAAAACATATAAATGGTTTAATTTTGAGTGACTTAAAGAAAAATGGTTATATCAACACACCTTATGATTTCACTACTATGAGTAGATATTTAAGAAAATCTATTTTTAGGAATTATATAAAGTTAGAAAGAGAAAATATAACTATTGATATAAAAGAATATTATAATATTATAATTTTAAAAAAGGAAAATGATGAAATTTATCGGGAATATTGATACAATAAGATTTATGATTGAATCAAGTAGAAAAGATTCTTATATGGAATGGGATGAAATAAAAAATAAAATAATAGGTTATATGTACATTGGAAGAACTATAGCTAAACATAGGTTTGTTTATATTATAGAATTTGAAGAAAAGTATAACTTTATAGAATTTAAAATAAAAAAGGAATAATAATGAAATTCATATTAACTAAAAGACAAAGAGTATTTAATTCAATAAAAGGATTATTTATACAATCTTTTTATTATAAAGGTCAAGAAGTTTTTGTTAAATTTTGTGAGGTTAAAAATAAAAAATATTATATTCATGAATATCAAAAAAAAATATATTATAATATTTATGAAATTAATTTTAGTTTTGTAGAGAAAAAATAGGTAGGTGTTTAAACCTACCTTTTATTCTGTAAAACCAATTAACTTTTGTTCTAAATTAAACATCTTTTCTTCAAGAGCGTTTATCTTATTATTTAATTGTAATATTAATTCTTGTTGTTTTTGAATTATTTTATCAGCTTCAGTTATTACATTAAGTTTACTATTAATTAAATCTTGTAATTGTTGATTAGTAGTATTAGCCCAAGCATTAATCTTAGTATTTTGTTCTATGAATTTATTTTCAATTAACTTAGTAAAATCAGCATCATGCTTTTCAACAGCATCTAAAGTATTAATATTCTTCTTTAGTTTAAGTTGTTCATCTAAAGTTAAATTAATGTAAGATTTACTATTTAAGAAATTCCAAGTTCTTGGATTTTCCATTAACCAAAGATTTTCTTTAGCACTTAATGCAACATCAAATATTTGAGGTTCTGATACTAAACAAGATGCATTAGCATATCTTCCATAAGACATATCAGAACATAATCCAAAGAAAAGATTTTTATCAGAAATTTCAACATTAAAAGTCTTTTCTAATTCTGTATTATTTACAAGTATAGTTAGTTTATTTTCAAAGAATTTCAAAGATAATTGATAAGGTAAATGTGTACTTAATGTATAGTCTAAGTCTACTACATCTTCTTTGTTATAAAAATAAAGTTTATTTTCTTTGTCATAACAAAGTCCTACTCTAATATTTTGAAATTCATCGTTTATACTAATTAAACAAGCTTTAGCGTTTTCAGCTATAGCTTCATCATTAGAATATAATCTACCTATATTTTTAAATAAAGCACTATAAGTAAGTAATTTTCCACTATGATAAGTTTTATTAGTTTTAATACTAGTAAATTTATCAGCAACAACAAATGGTACTATTTCTTTAGTATCTCTTTTGAAATCAAGTAATACCATTTCTATATCAGAAGTTTGGAAACCTTTATTTCTTAATTGAATATTAGTATTATTTGTTTCAAAAAAGTCGAAGAATAATACTGGAGTAAAATTTGTTTTATTAGTCCAAATTTTATTTGTTCCTTCGTGTTTTAATTCATAAGTTTGGTAACCATAAGTTACACGAGTTCCTTCTGGAATATTTTCTGTAGTTTGTGGAATAAAACTATAATTACTATATCCAATCCAAGAATCTGGAGTTTTAAAATAAAGTCCAGCTGGAACAGAACTATTTGAGTGTATGAATAAAAATTTATAATCAGGAAACAAATTTAAACTTGTACTGAATAAATTGCTACTTCTATATTCTTCTATGTTTTTAACATATTCTATTATGTTTTTACCTTTTTCTCTAATAGCATTAGGTAAATCTTTAATAGCTATTGTATCTAAAGGATAATTTAAGTCTAACATTTTATCACCTTTTGTGGTATAATATATAATATAATAATTTTAATAGGAGGTTTGAAATATGTCAAACAATGTTTATTTTCAATTACAGTTTGTAAAAGGAAACAGAAATGTAACTGGTTCAGTTTTACAATTAGCACCATCAAAATCAACAGGAGATTTATTAATTACTCTAGCCCCTCAAATGGGTTATGAAAACAATTTACCTAAGTTCGATTACAATTCTAAAGCAATTTTTAATTTATCAGAATTAGAAATAGCTCAAGTGTCAGATTTATATCATTCTAGACAAGAAGGTAAAGTTAATTTTCCTCATATGAATGCTAGAGACCCAAAAACAATAATTTTTGAAAACAGTGTTTATAATGGAAACTTACAATTTAAACTAACAGTAATAAGAAATGGTAAAGCAATTAGTTTCTTCTTCTCAAAAGCAGAATCTGATGTATTTATTAGAAACTTAGAAGATTCGGTATCTATGTATAATAAAATGAATGCTATGTTAGTACTTAGAGAATTTCAAGGAGAACAAAATTAAAAATAGAAAATTAAAAAAGGTATATAAAAAAGATATAAAAGAATTAAACAAAGAAGAATTAAAAGAAGTTCTTAAAGATTGTGGAATTAAAAATATAAAAAATGTTGCTAAAAATAAAGGTGGTGTAATTTTTATTAATGAAAATTATCATAAAGAAAATTAATACAAAAAGAATATATGAAAAATTAAATGAATGGAAAGAAATAGAATTTAAATCTTACCCTTCATTTAAGACTATCATAGAAAACTATATAAATGATACTACTATAGGAGTAGTTAGTACTTATACTATTTTATTAATGATTAATAGCTTTGATAAAATGGTAAAAGAGAAAAATGAATATGTTTCACTTCCTATTAATAGTACTCTTTATATGGTTAATCCTTATACTAATAAAGAAATGTTTGATACTAGATTTGATTATTCTATAAATAACGATGAAATAGAAGTATTTATAGAAGTAAATCCAGTAAATAAAGAAGATGAAATTAGTATGTTTACTATAGGTCCATTAATAGGAGAATTTAAAAAGTTTTCTGATGGATTAAAAGCAGAAAACGTACAAAATACTATAATAGACACAATAAAACTAAAGCTTAGTGACGGTTTTGAATCTGTTCTTACTGTAGTAAGACTAGAAGATAAAGAAAAAGAAAAATTAAAAATAGAAGAAAATATAGAATTATATTATAAACAAATAGCTTATAATATAGACCCTTATATGACTTCTGTATTGTACAATGAAGCTTTTGGAATAAAAGAAAAAGAGGCATAATATGAGAGAAATTAAATTTAGAGTTTTTTTCAGAGGTAAAATTTATTATCCTAATGAATATAATGAGTATGATACAAATTTAAAAGGAATAGACTTTATAAATAAAACAGTTGCTTTTTCTGAATATGCAGATGAAGAAGAAAGAATAATTCAAGAATATTCATTTAATGAAGAATCTTTGTTTTATGAAGAAGAATTAAAAATAATGGAATATACTGGATTAAAAGATAAAAAAGGTAAAGAAATCTATGAAGGAGACATTCTTTTCCAAGAATATACAGGTGAATACTCAACAGTATTTTTTAAAGATGGAAAGTTTTTAACTGAAAATAAAAATGAAGAAATTAGATTAGAGTTAATTTGTTTGAATAACTTAACAGAAATTGTAGGAAATATTTATGAAAATGAAATTGTAACAACTAATCAATTAATAAAGAAAGAGGTTTAGTATGCAAATATACATCAGAATTATAATATATTTATTTATGTTATTCTATGGAATGTTAGGTATTATAAGTTTAGCAGCTCTTTATGGATTAACAGAAGAAAGAAAAGAAGTTGATATAGTTAAAGTACTTAGTTTTGTTTTTATAGGATTTTTATCACAATTCATAGGATATTTTTTACTAAAAGCAATATAAGGAGAATATATGAAAAAAAAAATATTAGTAATAGATTTTATAGAAGTTTTTGGATATGCTCATGCTTGGCAAATAAGTAAAAACAAAATAAAAGATGAAGAAATAAACCATAATGGGGTTAAGATAATAGGTTCTAGTATTTACTTCTTTAATAAGTTTGAAAAAAATTGGGAAAAGAAAAGTTTTATGAGCTTATTAAGTGACCGTGAAAAAAGAGATTTAGAAAACTTTGTTTGTTATGTAAATGAATATTGTAATAAACAAAGATGGAGAGCTGAAGAAAGAGAAGAATATTATTATATAGAAGAAGATGAATTGACAATAGAAAAAACACAAGAACTTTCTTATACATGTGACGATAATAATTATGAAAAAGGTAATTATTTCAAAACACAAAAAGAAGCGAAAATAGTTTTAGAAAAACTAGAAGAATTTTGGAAAACAGTAAGAGAGGAAATGGAAAAATAATGGAAAAAGAATTGGCAATAGAAGTAGAAATAAAAGAAGTTTTTAAAGGTAGATATGCTTGGAAAATGAAAAATATAAATTTATTCTTTGACAATTTTATTTTTAAAGACAAAGAATTGAACTTACAAATAGAATGTTTTAGAGATAGATGCCACGAAGAAACTTATAAAATAACATCCGGTTCTAATCCTTGTCTTATAGTTTGTGAAGATATTCTAATGGATATGGATACAAAAGAAAGATTGTTAAATGTAATAGAAGATATAAATAAGAAATATACAAGAATGGATGGACCTAGAGTAAGACGAGGAGATGTTTATTTTTACTTAAACGATACTTTCACTGTAAGTCAACAAATAGATGCAGACCAACATATAGATTTTGAAAGATATAGATTAGGTAATTACTTTAGAACTTTTAGTGAAGCAAAAAAAGCATCAGAGCCTTTTAAAAAACTTTGGTATAAAATAACATATGGAGATAACAATGGTAATAGTTAGGGATAAATTCTTATACCTAATACCTAAAAATGATTATGAAAGAAGTTACTTGACTGCTTTGGTTAAAAAAAGATTAACTTATAATAATCCAGAGCATCAAGTAACAAAGCAAAAAGGTAATTGGTATAAAATAGATAAAGTACCTCCTATCATAGAAACATTTCATGAATCTATGTATAAAGGAGAATTTTGTTATCGTATACAAAAAGGTAACAAAGAAATAATAGATACTATACTAGAAGACATACAAGGTGTTGAAAAAATAGATAATAGAGCATCTTATAAGATTAAATGTAATTTAAAAATATTACCTAGAGATGATGAACAAATCAAAGCAATAAATGCAATAACTAGTTTTGATTTTGGGTATGGAATTCTTTCAAGCCCTCCAGGGTCAGGTAAAACTTATATGGCTTCTAATATAATAACTAGACTAAAAGAAAGAACTCTTGTTTTAGTAGACCAAGATTTATTACTTGAACAATTTATGGAAAGCATACTTGAGTTTACAGATATAACAAGAGAAGAAATAGGAATAATTAAATCTCAAACTCTTGAGTATGATTTAGATAAAAAAGTAATATTAGCTACAATGCAAACTCTTGTAAAGAAAAAAGATATATTAGAAAAACTTAGTACTAATATAGGTTTTGTAATACAAGATGAATGTCAAATAGCTTCTTGTGAAACTATAAGAGAAATATTAAAAGAATTAAGACCAAAATACATATTAGGATTATCAGGAACTCCTTATAGAGATGATGGTTTTGATTTCTTAATAAGAGAAATGTTAGGACCTATTATATATAAAACAGATAAACAAGCAATGATTAGAGACGGTAGTTTAATAGTACCTATACTTAGACCTATATTTCTTAGAGATGATGAATACTTTAAAAAATATATTGAATCAGAAAAAGATATGGAATTTAGAGATGTTGTGGATATATATTATAACAATCCTAAGATTATCTTCAAGATTTCTAAATTCATTTCAAATATGATGAATGATAAATCACAACTTGTTATCTGCAAAGAAAAAAGTTTGGTTTACAAGTATCATATGCAAATAATGAAACATCATTATCCAGAACTAATGGAGCAATATGAAGAAGAAAGAATAAAAACAATAAAAGGATTAGAACAAGTAATAAATCAAAGTCAAGATGAAAAAGAAATAAAACAATGTAAAAGAAAAAAACTAATTCTTGAAGAAAACATCTTATCTAAAACGTTTCTTAGTATAAAAGATACTGATGAATTTAAAACAGTTATTTGTTTAACGGCAGAAATATCTAAAAGCACACGTGACAAAATAATATCTGATACAAATAAAGGTATAACTAAAGTAATAATTACTACTACTCTTATGGATAAAGCAATAAGTATCAATAGACTTGATACTTTGCACTTATTATTCTCCACTAAGGAAGTTGTAAATACTATACAACGCGAGGGCAGGGTATCGCGCGCAAGTCCAGGTAAAATGGGAGCTACAGTGTTTGATTATCTTTATGACCATTATATACCATTCTTTCAATTCAATAATAAAAATAAGAACTGTAGAATGATGGCTCATAATGAAGCGTGTATGATACCAAATAATATAGATGTACTTATTAGATTTTTACAAAAGAGATATATAGAACGTGATGTTAATTATACAAATAATGATTATGAACAAATAAAACAATTCTATGAAATAGATATTAATAAATAAATAAGGAGAGTAAAAAATGAAAATTATATACATAATAGCATTAATACCAGCTTTAATAATATGTTACATGTCAGTATTAGATTTAATTAATATTTATCTTTTTGAAGAAAGTAAACAATTATGTAAAATAACAAAGCGATTACGAATATCTTTTGGTTATGATGCAATAAGTGCATTTACTTTAATTTTAATATTCTTACATATTATATATAGTCTTATATTTGAAGATAACACTATATTGTTAAGTAATGTAGTAGAATGCTTATTAAATTTATCTGAAACATCTCTACTTTTTGTTTTATTTAAATTAATAGACAAACAAAGTGTTTTCATTAAATTTCTATATTTAATCGCTGCTTTTACATTTGTAATGGCAACAAAAACATATTTTTATAAAATAATAGAGGTGTTATTCTAATGAGAAAAATAAAAAAACAAACAGATAAAACAGATGAAGTAATAGAACTATTAACTACTACATTAGATGAATATTTTACTCCTTTTATGCTTATGGCTAAAAGTGAAAAACCTGAAGTAAAATCATTTTATGATAGTATTCTTAGTAGAGCTATGAAAATAAATAAGATTAAAAACGGAACGCAAGAGAAGAAAAATGAACTAATTACATTAAGATTTGATACAGTAGCTTTTATTAGTCTTTATTCATCTAAATATATAAAGAATAAAAATTGTTTAAATAATTTTGTAATGATGTTAATTGCGTATAATGTAATTCAGTTTTTCTCCGCCGGCGAAAAAGTGGATTATTTCAAAACAGAAATTCAGGAAAACAACAAGCTTTTAAAGAGCATTAACAGTTTAATTAGATTAAATTGGATTAATCTTGAAAAAGTAGTAGATAAAGATGATTTAGTTTATCCAGAAGATATAATAAAAGACTTAGAAAAAGTAAAAAAGAATATGTCTAACATATTATTTAAACATTTAAGATATTTAAGTCCATTTATAAACGATAATCAATTAGAAAGAGAAATAACAAATAAAATAGGATATCAATGTCAATTATTAAAGAAAGAATTAGATTTTGATGCTTATGATGAAACAATAAGAGAAGACTTTTTAATGTATATAGCAATAAGAAGTAGATTAAATGCAATTAGTTTTGATTCAGATAGTTACTCAGGTTGTGGAGTAGTAGATGAAGAAATAAAAAAAGACATTAAGTATTTAAAAACAAATTTAACTTATGTAAATAAGAATTTAAAGAACTATGAAAAATTAGTATTAGAAGGTGAGTATTAATTGAATGATGATGATAAATTATTAATATTTGGATTAGCAGTATGCGTAGTAATTACTATCGCATATTCTATTCATATAATAACAAAATTTTAAAAAGTGAGTGTGGTTTAATTATGAAAATTATTATTACAACAGAGGATAAACAGCAAATAGTCCCTGGTAAAACAAAACGAATATTGTTATCAGAACAAAGAATAGAGGAAGAACATTTTGATGTTCATCAAGCAAAACTTGAGAAACATTGGAATATGAAATATCTAGGAAAAAATGAAAATAATCAACTAAAAATAGAAGTTGATAACTATTGGTCTATTCCTTTTGTTTTCAATAAAAGACATCAAATAGCAGAGGTGATTTTACATGACAGAGATACAAAATGTAACTAAACATGGAACATTTAGATACTTTCAAAGAATAAAAGGAGATGTTAGATTTCTTGTTGAAAATAGTTTCAATGAGTATGTAAAGAAAAATCAAGATGAATTTGAAGATATGAGAAATGAAATTCTTGAGGTTATTAGAAATAGTGAATTACAAGATTTAGGAAATTTCTCTTTAAGAGAACATGAAAAAAGTGATTTTTTACTAGATACAAATAATAGAATAATCTATATAGTAAAACAAAACAGTTTAATAACTTGTTATCAATTAAAATTCTTAGCTCAAGAAGAAGAAAATGATATTATATTCAGAGCTTTTTTAAGTTCTATGGATAAATGTTCAAAAGAAATAGAAGAAGAAGAAAATCAATTATCTAGAGAATTAGATATGTGCGATACTCAACTTCAAGACTTGGAAATAAGAAAACAAAAATTGTTATTAGAATTAGAAGATGTTGAAGATAAAAAGAATTCTATTAATAACAACATCAATAATTTAAAAAAAAAAATAACAATTAATAAAGAAGAAATAAAGAATATAGTACAAAAACTTTTAACTTTATAAGGAGGTTAGTATGTTAAAAATATTAAGTATGTTAGCATTAGTTTCTTTTCTAACTTTAGGTTGTGAAATTGATAAAGAAAAAGCAAGAGAACAATTAAAAAAAGTAGAAAAAGAAGAAGAACAGGTAATAAGAGAAAGATTAACTCCTTTCTTTTACAAAGATAAAGTAACTATCATATTATTAAGACATGGAGATTCAGTTAAATATATTTTACAAGTAGCTGATGAATTAGGTTATGAGTTAAAGTTTTTCAGTGATTCAGGAAGTGATAAATTAGTTTATATTTTCTATAAAAAAGGAGTTGAATAAATGCAACCTATAGAAGAAGTTAGAAAAGAATTAAAAGACCTGGAAAGAAAAATGAAAAAAATATATAAAATTATGCTTAGTAATGAATTTGAACAAACAAATGAAAAAGAAAAAGAGTATTTGTATAAACAAATAGGTTTTATGGAAGCTTATGAAAATATACTAAAAGATAGAATACATTATCGTAAATGTATTGAAGCTGCCGATGAAATAACACGTTCTTTAATAGAAGAAATAGAAGCAGAAATAGAAGAAAAAAAAGCAAAGAGCGAATAAAAGGAGTTAATAAAATGAAACATAATGATTTAAAAAAAGAAAACAATAATTTTTTTGGAGAATGTTTTGAACTTCTTCCTTATTTAGCTTTAATTTGTGTTGCAATTTATTCTTTTATATATTTGTTTTTTATAAAAGAAACTCCTGAAAATAAAAAACAACTTGCAATAAATTATGAAAAAAGATTTGAAAAAGATATTGTAGTTATAGAAACACCAAATTTAACAGCCGACATAGAAGTATTATTAGAAACTTCTAAAAAATTAAATTATGAATTAAAAGGTTTTAGCGTTAAAGATGAACCAATTGATGATTCGTATATATTTATATTTGAAAAAAAGGAAGTAAAAAATGAAAATTAAAGTTCTTATGACTGGTTCTGATGGAAACTGTTGTCTTGTTAATTATAAAAATACTACAATATTAATAGATGGTGGTTTCAAAACAAAAACTAAAATGGAAGAATTACTGAATCCAATAGTATTAAGTGAAGATATAAAACTAGATGCTGTAATTATTACTCATGAACATACAGACCATTTTAATCCATGGACAGGAAGATTATGTATGGATTTAAATATACCTATGTATCTTAGTCCTAAACATTATGCTAATGAAGAAAATAGAAAAACTAAATATCTTAGTCATGAGGATAAACGTTCAGGTATTACTAGAACTGTTAATGTAATTGATATAGAAGAAAACAAGGAGTTTACTGTTGGAGATATTAAAATATATCCTTTTGCAGTATATCATGATGCAAATAAGACTTTTGGCTTCAGATTCAATGATAATCAATTATGTTGGGTGACTGATTGTGGGTTCATGAGTGAAAATATAAAACAACAAATGTTACAATGTGAAAATTTAGCTCTTGAATTTAATTACGATGTTAAAAAACTTATTAATTCAGAAAGACACTGGACTAATAAACTAAGAACTCTTGGTAGATTCGGACATATGAATATAGAAGAATCAATTAAGTTTTTAAAAAATATAAAAAAAGAAAAACATTATAAAAACTTGATTACGCTTCATAGTTCATATCATCATTGTGACTTAGAAGAATTAAGAGAAAAATTAGATAATGCAAAATTAAATATTGAAAATATATGGGTATCTCAAAGAGAAGATAATAATTTTATAGAACTAGATGATTGTGAATCATAGGAGGGAATATGATTAAATTAAACGAAGAAATAGAATTAACTGGAATCTTAACTTCGACAAGAATTATATCGAATAACCTAATTTTTGCTTCATTAAAAACAGATGATGGAGAAATACAAATATATTTTAATGATATTTCATCAAATTCTTTAGAACTAAACAAAAAAATAAAAATATTTGGAGTTGTAAAACAAAAATTAATTAATAAGTATGAATTTGAAATAGAAGTAAAAAGTTTTATTTATTGTTAATTTAAAAGAAAGAGAGGATTAAATATGAAAGTTAAAGTGTTTTCACAACCAATAGAAAGTATACATGAAGACTTTGAATTATTGGAAAGTAGAATAAATGATTTCATAGAAGATAAAAAAAATATAAAAATAACTACATCAATAAGTGATAATATTTTCGATAGTAGATATTCAAGAATTCCTGTTTATATAGTAATGGTGCAATACGATGAACTTTAATAATATACTGGACTTATTGTCTTATGTAAAAAAATCAAAAGCAGAAAGAACAAATATAGAAACAGGAGAATTTAAAAACTTATTCATTAGTTATTCAGGATATTTTGAAAATTTTGAAAGTAAAGTAAAAACAGTATATGAAACAGCCAAAAATAAAAACTGGCTGTTTTTTGATTCTAAAATAGACTTATCAGATGTTCATATAGAACCTTTTAAAGAAAATGAATTTATAAATTTTTTTAATGATTCAAATAAAAACGAAATATTAGCTTCAAATATTGATACTATAATAGAAAGTATCTCTCAAGAGTTTGATTATCAGACAAATATAAAAAAGAAAAATACTAAAATTAGATTTGCTAAATTTTTAACTAAATATAAAGAACAAATATTAAGTGGAAACATAGCTTATAATGAAGTATGTATTTACTATGGTGAAGTAATTAAAGAAGATTTTTATTTTTTTCTATTGCTTTATGCTTTAGGATTTGATATAATAATTATATCTCCAGGAGGAGAAAAATATAAATGTTTTTTAACTGAGACATATGAAACTGATGATTTTAAAAACGTTTCTTTAGAAAAAATACTAGCAACAAAAAAAGAAACTAAAAAAATAGTTAGTGCAGCTAAAATAATAGAACAACAAGTAAAAAATATGCTTTATGATAATGAAAGTACAATTAAAGAAAATAATAATCAATATGAAATAGAGCCAGTTCTTTATGATTGTGCTATAGCTGATATATATGGAATGTTAAATGAACAAGCTAAGTTTAGAGAAGGATTTGAAATAATAGATAATAAAATTCAAATGCCTCATATATGTACAGAAATAAATGGTTGTTATGAAGATATATATGAATATCAAAGATTATTAAAACACATAGATTCTTCAGAAAACATAGTTTACAGAGAAAAACTTAATTATAAAGGTTTTCATATGAATTTAGTTTCTTGTTTTCATTTATTTAAAACAATAAAAGGACAAAGAAGCATAATCTTTAATTATAGAGAAGATAAAGAAAAACTTGATTTTTATGATAAAACAAAAGAAAAAATAATAGATAATTTAATAGATATAATAAATAATTGTTTTATTGATTTGAATAATTCTGATAGAGATATTGGAATAACAGAAAGTGTTTTGATTGATTCTCAATTTATAAAATTATATGAAGATTTTGATGGAATAAAAGAAGTTCCTAAAGTATGTTTTAAATTAAACAATAGTATAAACATAGAAACAGTTTTCATCATTTTATTATTAAGTTCTTTAGGTTTTGATGTAATAGTGCTCAATATAAGTGGTTCTAGTTTATTAAAGAAATATATAAAAGAAGATTATTTTACTTGTATTAATCTTGAAACAAAAAAAAGTTCTTTACATTATGAGGATATATTAACATTAAAAAAGAAAAAGTTCTTTGGACTTTTCTAAAGGAATTATATGAAAAAAGAAGATGACATAGATAAATTACTTAAATACTATAATATAGAAACATATAAAAATGAAAAAGAAGGTATTTACATAAAAGAAGATAATAAAATAAGACGTTTATCAGAAGATGAACTCTTAGAATTATTAAAAATAAAAAAATAAAAAAAGGAAGTGATTTTAAAATGGGATTATTTGGAAAATTATTTGGTGGTGAAACAAAAGAGGTTAAAGATGAAGCTGTTGTTCAAGAACCAAAAAAAGTAGGTTCTAGTATTAAATTGAGCAAAGGTTCAACTATTAACTTATCTAAACATTCTACTCTTGAACACGTTAGATTTTCTGGAGGATGGGAACCTAACGAAGATTATGGAGGAGAAAACTATGATTTAGACTTAATGTGCTTAATTAAAAGCAATGATGGTCATAGAAAAGTATTATATTATGCAGATAAACATTATCCAGGAATATCTTTAGACCATGACAATCTAACTGGAGAAGGAATTGGAGATGATGAAAACATTGATATCTTCTTTAATAAATTACCAGAAGATGTTATATCTATAGATATGTTTATCATAATATATAATGCAAGAATGAGAAGACAAAGTTTTAACAGAGTAGATGATGCGTATATTAGAATTACAGATGTTTACACTAACAAAGAAATTTGTAGATATGATGTAACAAAAGATGGTGGAAGTAATACTAGTTTACATGTAGGTTCTTTCTATAAAGAAAATGGAGAATGGACGTTTAAAGCTGTAGGAGAATATGGTAAATTAGAAGGAAAAGATTTAAAAACATTATAAAATAAAAGGAGTGATTTACAATGATTAATTTAAAAAAAGGACAACCAATAAACTTAAAAAAGGAGCTAAATGTATCTGACTTTAGAGTAGGATTATGCTGGGACCCCGCGGATGAGTACAGTCCAAAAGCAGACTTAGACTTATCGTTCGTAGTTCTTAGAAATGGAAAATTCGTACAAGATGAAGACTTAGTTTTCTATAATAATAAGTTTGGAGTAAATGGAATAGTAGGTTCTATTGACAATAGAACAGGAGAAGGAGATGCAGATGATGAAATTGGTACTGTAAACGTAGATAAACTAGATTCTAATATTGATAAAATAATAGTAACAGCTAGTATCTATGAAGCAGACTTAAGACAACAAACATTTGCTTCTATTAAAAATGCTTATATTTACTTAGCAGATAATAAAACAGGAAACAAACTTTGTGAATATAAACTTACAAAAGATGCTTCTGAATTTACTATTATAGAATTTGCTGAAATCTATAAAGATGAAAATGGACATTGGAACTTCAAAACTGGTGAAGATGGTTTCACTACAGATACTCAAGATGGTAAAGTAGTTGCTGCAAATCAAATAACTGTAATTAATAAATATATCTAAGAGAGGGTAAAACCTCTCTTACTTTAACTATAAGGAGTGATTAATACGAAACAATATAAAGGATTAAATGATAAAGAAGTTTTAGAATCAAGAGAATATAATGGTTCAAATGTGCTTTTAACAAAAGAATCTCAAACATTATGGGATTTCTTCAAAGAAGCTTTACAAGATAAATGGATTATTATTTTATTTATAGCATTAGGAATAAAAATAGGTTTCAATGTTTTAATGTTATTTAATAAGTCTTTTGGAGAGCCAGACTGGTATGATGTTATTAGTATAGCTATTGCAATATTAATGGCTAGTGGCTTCTCTTCTTGGAGTGCTTATAGAAATGAACAAAAGTTTAATGCTCTACAAGATGAAGCTAATAGAATAATGGTTAAAACATATAGAAATGGTAAATTAGAAGAAGTGCTTATTAATGATTTAGTAGTAGGAGATTATGTATTATTACAACAAGGAGATAAAATACCAGCTGATGGAATAATTATTGAAGGTTCTATGAAAGTGAATCAAGCTTCTCTTAATGGTGAATCAGAAGATGCTGATAAAATAGAACTAGGAAATAATCCTATACCTGATAGTAATGACTTATTTACTAAGTTTAAAATATTTAGAGGTACAGTAGTTAATTCAGGAGAAGCAGTTATGAAAATAACTGAAGTAGGAGAAAAAACTATATTTGGACAAATAAACTCTTCGTTATTAGAAGAAGACAAAATTAGTCCTTCTAAGGAAAAACTAAATAAATTAGCTGATACTATAGGAATTATGGGTTACAGTGCTGGTGCAATATACTTAGTAATTAATTTAATTAAAGGTTTTTATTCAGCAGAAACAATAAATTTCTCCAGCGCATTTTTCTTAATAATGAGTACAATAATATATTCAGTTACTATTATTATAATGGCAGTACCAGAAGGATTACCTATGATGACTACTCTTGTTGCAGTAATCAATAGTGCTAAATTATTAAAACAAAAAATATTATTAAGACATACTGAATCTTTAGAAACAGCTGGTTATACAAATATAATATTATCAGATAAAACAGGTACTATTACAGAAGGTAAATTAAAATTAGTAGAGTTTATTACAAAAGATGGTATCTTATATAGTAATATAAACTTATTAGATGAAAAATTAAAACAAGATATTGTAAATTGTTGTGGATTAAATAATGACTCTATGGAAAGTAATGGAGTTGCAGTAGGAAGTAATGCTACAGATAGATGTTTATTAGATTATTTAATAGAAAATAAATTTAATAATTTTAATAGAGATGAAACAGAATCAAAAGAACAATTTTCTTCTGTAACTAAATATGCAGCTGTTACTCTTAAAAATGGAGTTAAATATATTAAAGGTGCAGCAGAAGTATTAATAAATCAATGTGCATTTTTAACTCCAGAACAAATAGATGCTATTAACAGAACATCAGAAAATCAAACAGCTAGAAGTATGAGATTAATAGCTTTAGTAAAAGAAACTAATTCAGAAAAAGAATTAATAGCTATTGCTTGTATTAGAGATAATCTAAGACAAGGAATGGAAAATACTATAGCTAATCTTAATAAAGCTGGAATACAAGTAGTAATGGTTACAGGAGATAGAAAAGAAACAGCCGTTGCTATTGCTAAAGATGCTGGAATTATAAATAGCGATAATGATGTGGTTCTTACTCATGATGAACTAGTAGCGCTATCAGATGAAGAATTAAAAGAATTCATACCAAGATTAAAAGTTGTTTCAAGAGCTTTACCTAATGACAAGAAACGTGTAGCTAATGTAGCTCAATCATTAGGAATGGTTGTATCTAGTTCAGGAGACGGGACAAACGATTCTCCAGTACTGAAAACATCGGACGTTGGATATGCTATGGGTGATGGAACAGAGGTTGCAAAAGAAGCTTCTGATATAATAATTCTTAATAACTCTTTAAGCTCTATAGAAAGAGCTGTATTAAATGGAAGAACTATGACTAAATCTGTTCAAAAGTTTATTATATTCCAATTAACAGTAAATGTAGCTACTATATTAATATCTATATTAGCTCCATTATTTGGAATTAATGAACCATTTACTATAGTACAAATATTATGGATTAATTTAATTATGGATACTCTTGCTAGTTTATCATTTGCTGGAGAACCAGCTTTAGATAAATATATGAATGAAAAACCAATAGACAAAAAAGATAGTATTCTTACTAATTATATGAAATCTAGTATAGGTTTAGCTGGATTGTTCATAACTTTTGGTTCGTTAACTATATTAAATAACTGGTTTGGAATACATACTGTTATAGGTACTCACGATATTAAAACAGTAGAAACATTTATGTTTACTTTCTTTATATATAGTATATTATTTAATAGTTTAAATACTAGAAGTAATGATATTAATATATTTGAACATATAATGGAAAATAAAAACTTTATATTTGTTATGGGAGGTATAGTAATAGTTCAATCTCTTATAATACAATACGGAGGAAGAATATTCTCTACTGTACCTATGGATTTAAAACATTTTGGTTTAGCATTAGCTTTAGCTTTCTTGATAATACCAATTGATTTCATTAGAAAAACAATCATTAGAAGAGGTTAATCCTCTTCTTTTGATACTTAAAAGGAGATAAAATGAACGATTTAGTTGAATTAAAAAAAGAAGATTTAGAAAAATATGCTTTAGAAACACAAAATTCTCAACAAGTATTAAGTTTAACAAAAGAATTAAAACTAAATGACCCTACTAGTATATTAATATTTGGCTCTAAACCAGCAGAAGAACTAGCTAGAATGTCAGATACTATTTTAAGAAATACAAAAGATGTTAAAAATGAAAAAGCTAGTAATGTTTTAATTAGTCTTACTAAGATAATGGAAAAAGTAGATATATCTGATTTTGAAAAAGAACCTCCTAAAGATAATTGGCTTAATAAAATACTAGGAAGAGCAAAAGATGTATTTGCTAAATATGATAGTATAGAAAAAGATATCAATACTGTATCTGTTGAATTATTAAAATATAAACAAGACATAGATAAAGGACAAAGAGATTTAGTTCAAATGTATAAAACTGTAGAAAGTTATTATAAAGATATTACTAATTATATTAATGCAATATCTATGGTTGAAAATAATTTACTAGAAAAGAAAGATGATTTAGAACAATCTGTTAATATAGAAGAACAAGAAAAAACTAAACAATTAACTCAATTGCAAACATTAACAGATATGGTTTCTACTAAGAAATTGGATTTAATTACTACTCAAACAGTAGCTTTACAAACATTACCTATGTTAGAAATGATGTTAAATAATGATTTTAATCTTTCTAGAAAGATACATTCTAGTATAATTACTACTTTACCAGTATTTAAAAATGCTATAGTAATAGCAGTTAATTTAAGAAGACAAAGAGTAATTTCTAGAACTATGGCTGAAGTAGATAAAGCAACTAATGAACTAATTCTAAAGAATGCTAAAAATGTATCTAAGAATTCTGTTGAAATAGCAAAAGCAGCTAACACAGCGGCAATAGATGTAGAAACTTTAAAACAAAGTTTTGAAATAATTAAACAAGGAATATTAGATACTAAAGAAATACAAATTCAAGCTAGAATAGATAGAGATTCAAGCATTAAAGAACTTGAAAACTTAAATAAAGAAATTCATGAATCTAAATTAATAAGATAAAAATAATGCCGGTGTGAATTTTCTCCGCCGGCGCATTTTATATAATTAATGATACAGAAAGGAAGTGAAACTTATGTTTGTTGTATGGTTTAGTGTATTTGTAATAATATTTATGGTATGCGGCTTTATATATTTAGGATTATATATTCATCAACAATGGAATAACTTAAGTAAAACTAAAAGATTTTTTTATTTTATTATGATGCTTGGTTGTATATTTAATGTTTATATATATACAGATATAATAAAAGTAATTAATGGAGTTGGTTTATAATGTTTTATTTATTTTCTTTTTTGATAATAGTTGCTTTAGTATTCTTCATAACACTTCTTGTAATTCAATTATTTTTAACAATAAGTTTTTTTGAGGATTTATGTGATGATTTTAAAAATAAAAGAAATAAAACAAAAAACTTAATTAGTTTTTGTTTATGTTTAATTGCATTAGGAATTTTAGCTAATGGAATTATAAATTTAACTATAAATTGGAGACCATAATGAAAATAAAGTTAATTGACTATAAAGATGAAAAAATAAATAAAGAATTTGAATATGAGGAATTTATTAAGTACTGGAACGAGAACTATTTACCATTAGAACATCAAGTACATCAAATAGCTTCAATTGAAATAAAAGATGATGTATTAATGATAAAAGTATTAAATGATTTTAATTTAAACAAAAACATAATTAAAACAGATAATGCTTTTATAAAAACTAAAATGATGTTTGAAAATTTAAAAAATAAATATGGAATAAATGACAAACTTATATTAGAATTAATTAATGAAAAGGAGTAAATATGTTAAAATCTTTTAAAACAGGTTTTTTAATAACATTTTCTATTTTATTTGTTTTTGTTTTAGTAAATCTAATATTTTTTTTATTAAACAAAATTAATTTAATTTTAATAGAAAATGATTATAGAATTTTAATTTCAATTGTTTTTACTTTTGTTTTCATCATTTCATATGGTAATGCATTAATTGACGAAACAGAAAAAGAAAAACATAAAATAAATTTGAATAAAAAGCCAGAGGTGCCAAAAAAATGAATATATTTAAACTAAATGCATTATTATCTGTTGTTATTAAAACAAAGAAAATAATAAAAGACATAAAGAAAGAAAAAGAAGAAAAGAAAAAATAGAAAGGTGTGATTAATCATGCTTGTTATATATAAAGGTTTTAAGTTAATAATAAATAATGAACTTAAAACTGTAGAAATAAGAACTAATGATTTAGATAAACAAGATAAACTTAAAAAGCATTTAGAAGAGTTAGAAACTTCTTATAAAGATTATAGTTTTTATATTACACTTGATAAGAAAACAATTATTGATGGTAAAACTATTACTGAGATAACTAAACTTTCTAATCACGTCAATCAGAATTTAAAAACTATTCTTTATCTTGTTGAATGTGAATCTAAGAAAACTAAAAAAGGATATGCTACAAAGTTATTATTTGAAGTTCCAAATAAAAGACTTTGTGTTAAAGGTTTTATTTTTAAACAAGTACCTGTTAATTTAAAAACAGGTAAGTATTATCAAGTAGAAGGTAGATTAACAGAATCTAATTCAACTTATATTAAAAAGAGTGAACAAAAACTAGGTAAAGAAAAAGACTATGTAATTAACATAAACGATATAGCAGAAATAGAAATAGAAAATAAAACAAAAGAACATCATGATGTTTCAAGAGCAGAATTACATTGTCATACTATGTATTCTAAAAATGATGGTCTTAGTACTCCAGAAGATTATTTAAAAGCATTTGAAACAAATAAATGTCACGCTATAGCTATTACAGACCACGGAGCAACATTTGCTTTTATTCCTTTTGTAAATAAATTAAAAGGAAAAACAGATAAAAAACTTATTCTTGGCTGTGAATTTTATACTGTTTCAAATGAACAATATATACTTGATACTCAGAATAAAATAAAAGAACTTGAATCTAAAGATTTTGATTATGAAATAGATAAAATAAATTTTCAAATAGAAGAACAACAAAATAACCTATCTGCTATAAGAGAAGAAAGAGATAAATATAAAAGATTAACAAATAGAAAAACAATCTCAGAAGAAGAAAAAATTGAAGCTACTGAAAATTTAAATATAAAAATACAAGAATTAGAAGATTGTAATAAAACTATAAAAGAATTAAAACAGAATATAAAAGACTTAGAACTAAATAAAATTAAAACAGAAAAAGAATTAGAAAAACTAAGAAAAGATTTAAATGGTACAGACAATATAGAAAGAGACCACTTTATAGTCTTATTAAAATCTCCTGATGAAGTAATTGACTATAAAGGAGAACCGTTAACTATTAATCCAGGATTAGTTAAACTTTATGAATTAATTACTAAATCATATAAAGAATATTTTTCTTCTCCTACTGATGAAGATAAAAAGATGTATGGTAAAAGACCTGTTCTTCCATACAAAGAATTATTTGACCCAGAAGTTAGAAAATATTTTGCTTATTCTTCAGCTTGTGCTTTCGGTAAACATATGAAACTAATAGTACAAGATAAAGAAGATGAATTTAGAGAATGGATTAAAAAACTAGATGCTGTAGAAATACAACCTTCTTGGAATAATAGCTTTATGGTAGAACATAAAGATTATCCTAATATAACTTGTATAGAAGATGTATATAAACTTCATAGAAGAGTATATAATATTTGTAAAGAAGAAAATGTTCCTTGTATTATAGTATCAGATGCTCATGTATCTCATAAAGATGATAGAGAATTAAGAAGTGTATTTAAAAACGGATACATTTCACTTTTGCAAAATTCGTTTGGTAAGCCAGACGAAAAAAGAGTTTCTACTGATGAAGATTTCTCAATAGATACACAGCCTTATATTATGTCATATGAAGATGTAATAGATGATTATACTAAACAAGGTTTTACAAAAGAAGAAATACAAGAAATGCATGATAATACAAATAAATTAGCAGATTCTTGTGTTAACGCTTTTGATATAACTCTTCTTCCTGATAAATTATTTATTCCAGATTATCCAGGTATAAATCCGAAAGAAGAAATGCCAAAACTTGCTTGGGAATTTGCTATTAAGAAATGGTCTACTGATGGAACAAAAGAAGGAATAGATGAAAAAATAAGAAAAAGACTAGAAGAAGAAATAGAATTAACAGCAGATTTCAATTATGAAATATTGTATATGTTAGCAAAATTTGCGGTTATTAAATCTGAAGAAAAAGGTTATATAGTAGGCTCAAGAGGGTCTGTAGGTAGCATGCTTCTAAGTTATTGTTTAAAAATTTCGGAAGTCTTACCGCTAGAATCTCATTATTATTGTGAACATTGCCATCATGTAGAATGGCATACAGAAAAAGGAAAAGTAGGTCCAGAGCTTGAAACTAAAAAATGTCCTGTTTGTGGTAATAATATGTATGGTGATGGATATGATATAGAAGCTCACAACTTCGTAGGTTGGATAGAAAGAGATGAACAAAACCGCATAAAACCTACTAAAGTGCCGGATTGTGACCTTAACCTCTCTGAAAATGTACAGTTGGAGGTTCAACAAGAATACATAAATATGTTCGGTGAAGAAAATGTAATCAAGTCTGGAACTCAAATGGAATACGGTCAAGATGCATTAATAAATGACATATTTAGAAATATTCCTAGAATAGAACAAAAAGTTCAAGCTGAAGAATTTGATATAGAATATATGTCCAGAAACATCCATTCTATGCGTACTTCAGGAAGCCATCCGGGCGGAATGCTCATAAAACCAGCAGTTGCGAAGTTTGAATATGTAACACCACAAGTATTTGTCTCTGATAATCCTAATAAAGCTGAACTTAGTTCAAGTTGGGTTTATCATAATATCGAAGCAAACCTTGTAAAAATGGACCTTTTAGGACATTCCGACCCAACTATGTTAAAAGAATTAGAAGAATTCACTGGTTATGATTTTAGAAATGTTAAGTTTAACGATAGAGAATTAATAAATAGTATATTAGATACAAAATATCTAAACTTAAAAGAAGGTTTTGATAGTTATCCATTTGTAGCTAATACTATGGGTATTTCTGAAATGAATACAGATTTTGCAATGCAAACTCTTAGAGATATGAAAATAGATTCAATGTACGCATTAATCGCTAGTTCAGCTTTATTACATGGGACAGCAGTGCTTGAATGTCAAAGACAATACATTTTAGAAGGTTATAAATTAGAAGATTTAGTAACATTCAGAGATATTATATTTCAACAATTAACTTATAAATATGGTTTTGAACCAAAAACAGCTTTTCTTGTTTCTGAAAACGTAAGAAAAGGAAAAGGAATAGAAAAATTTAAAAAAGAGTTATTAGAAAAATGTCCTAATTGGTATGTAGAAATATTAGATACTATAAAATATTTATTTCCTGAACAATTAATATTTCACGGGCAGTTCAGTAGGGATACTGAAACTGAAAGAGATTTATATGCTGGAAACTCCTAAAGATAAAACAACCTAAACAGTAATTGGAAACAATAAACTGAATGGTTATTGAAAAATAGAAAAAATGTTTTATATGATATATGGTGAAAACCTAAGTATTGTTAATAATGGACAATCAGCAGAGAAAGTACCTAAGTTATATTATAATATGGTAAACTCTCAACGACTACCATATCTCCATGAAGAACTCATGATTGTATAGTCTAATCCCTAAACAAATACACCGAAAGGTGGGGTATAAATGAAAGCACATGCTACTGCTTATATAATCAACGCTTTAAGAATAATGTATTATAAAATACACTATCCTCAAGCATTTTATGCAGCAGCAATAAATAGATACGGAGTAACTAATACTTCTAATAATACTTTTGATTATATTAAATTCTTCAATGAAATAAATACTAATGAAGAATTATATAAATTTCATGCACATTGTAAACATGCAAGTGATAATGAAGTAAAAGTAAAGAATAATATACGTATAGGAAATATAGTATATGAAATGAAACTGAGAGGTTTCGAGATAGTTAAACCAGATTTTTCTTCTAAAGCTACTACTTGTGTTCCAGATAAAAAGAATCCTAATAAGATATTAATGCCATTAAACTCTATAGCTGGAGTAGGAAGTGAAACAGCTAAAACAGTTGAATTGGCATATAAAACTTATGGTGATGAATTATTTAATAAAACACAAGAAGAACTAGCAGAATTAAAAGTAGAAAAAGATGGAAAACTCGTAAAAGCCTTCGGAAAGAAATTTCTTGAAGGATACTTTGGTAAAGCAGAGGAGTAAAATCCTCTGTTTTAATTTTAAGGAGAGATATGAGAAAAACACTTGAAGATTTAAACAAAATAACAGATTTTAAACAGTATGAAGAGTTTTTAAAAAATTGTTTTATTTGTTTTTCTGGAATTTTTTATGAAAAAATAAAAATTAAAAAGAATCCTATGGTTTCTAAATATTTCTTTTCTATAAAAAACAATAAGATAAAATTAAAAGATTTTTTAGAAGAAAATAAAAATTATTTTATAATAAAATTTAATAAAATAAAATATGCAAATTTTACTGAATTTAAACTAATTTTTTTATTAAAAGAAGAAATAAAAAGTGAAAAAGATTATATTCCTTTTGAAATATATGATGAAGATGATAATCTAATATATGTAAATGGAAATGAATTTTCAAAAGAAAATTCAAAGATATTAGAATTTATCAAAATAAGAACTCTTATTGCAAATATAAATATACTTTATGATGATATAAATTATTGGAATTGTAAAGGCTTCGAAAATAAAACAATTAAGTAAAAAAGGAGAGCTTATGGTATATGAAGTAAATTGTAAAAATTTAGAAGAAACTGCTGTTTATAAATTAGATATTTATAAAGAACAAAATAGAAAAAAAGAAGATAGAAGTTTTAATGAAGTATATGTAATAAGCAAAGAACTTTTAACACTTCCACATTTAGAAAGAAATTTTGAATATTATGAAAGTTTATCTAAAAATAAATTTGTAACTAATATATTAAAATATGCAGAATTAAAAAATGATTCTTATGTTACTTTAGAATATGCTGGTGCACATTGTCTTTTTAAAATAATTCGTTCAGATAGAGATTTAAGTAGTGTTTATATAAAAGCATTAAAAGATGAAAAATATTATTCTGAAAAACTTATAGATGCTTTAAGAAATACTTTTGATAGGCTAGGTTTTAAAGAATATATTTATTTACCTTATAAAGAACCAGTTATAAGAAATGAAAAATGCGCCGGCGGAGAAAATGAATTATTAGAAAAAGTAAAAATAGCAAAAATAATATTAAAAACTAGTAAAAAATAGTAGGTAACAATTATGAAAACAATAAAAAAAGAATTTATAAAGCTTTTTCCTGATGGTTTAGAAATAAATAAAAATTCTAAAATAGAAAGTATTTATGGATTAAATATGAATGAAGTTTTTATTAAAATAAAAAATAAAAATGAAAATGAATATTATATAGTAGATTTCTTTCTAATGGAAGAAAATAAACCAGTAACAGGAAATAAAATAGAATATACAAATAAACATTTTGATTATGAAATAGTAGAAAGCGTCGAATTCGATGAACATACAAGTTTAATTATAAAAAACTTATTAGAACAAATAGAATTTGAGTTAGATGAAAATCTAGAATGGCATAATCATAGAAATGAAAATGTCTATACAAAAGGAGACGATTGGTGTTGAAATCTTTAGAACAATATTATAAAGAAACATATTATGATACAAATAGTTTGATTGAACTTCCTGATGATAAATTTATTTCTAATATGTTTAGTTTTAGAGATAAAGATAATAAATATCAAGTAGTAGTAGATATGCTTTATCAAGGTAAAAAATATGCTTTTAGAATATATAACTTTTGGAATAAAGATACTATGTATTGTGAGATAAATAGTGAAAAAAGAGAAATGACTGATTACGCTAAACTAGCAATTAGTACTATTTTCTTACAGTATTTAAAAGAAGTAAATTTTGTTGAAAATATTATTGACAATGAGTCGATAAATATATTATAATAATATTAATTTAAGAAAAGGAACAGGTGATGTAAAATGTCTAAAAAATTATTCGATGTTGAATTTACAAAAGTAGGTGAAAATCATACTTGTGTTATTATCAAAGGAGTTGATAAAAATCTATATAATGAAACTCTTAATATTTTTCCTTTAGGAGCTGAATTGGTAGATGAATTAATATCAAGTAAAGAACCTTTGATTATGAGAAATGAAGATGCTGAAAGAATCAAAGAAATGATTAATGCTCTTAACAAATTAGAAGAAGAAAAAGAACTAAGAAATTCTAGAGTTGCACAAAATGAAAAATATTACACAGTAAATGGTTTAGGAATAATAGTTGCTTCAATGGAATTAGGAACAGATAAAGACAAAGAAAGATTTGAAGCTGGAAATTATTTTAGAGATAAAGAAGATGCTAAAGTATTATCTGAAATGTATAAACAAGCATTAGAAATGTATAAACAAGCTAGAGGATAAAACCTCTAGCTTTTTTTTAGGAGTATAAATGAAAAAAACTGCTTTAATTATGAAGATTTTAACAAGTACTAATTTTAAGTTTTTCTCACGTTATGAAAACGATATGTTTTATAATTTAGAAGAATTAATAGAACAAAAATGTGAAAATAAGTTTTTTGCTTTTGAAGTAGGCTTAGAAACAAAAAAACATGGTGATTACACTTCAAAAATTTATTTTTATACTTTATCAAGGATAGAACCTGGAGCTAAAAATTGGTATAAAGCTAGAGTTAAAACTTGGGATGAACCTAATATTTTATTAAAAGTTTTAAAAATGGAAAAACATTTTGAAGATTTTCATAAAAAACATTTTAGCGATAATAAATATGTTATTGAATACTTAGAAAAAAAAGAAAAAGAAAGGAAATGTAATGACTGAAAGAGAAGAAGTACTAATAGAAATGTTAGAAAGAGTAGATTTTGAAGGTGCTGATATCAATATAGTAGATGGTAAATATTGGTTTGATTTAGAAAGACTTATCAATGATAATACTAATGGTAAATTAGAGGCATTTTATTTAGGCATGGATAATTATGCAAATGACATAGATGAAAATCATTACTTGTATACATATGATAGTGCTAATAATGAAATTGCTCAATATGATAAAGAAGAAATAATAGATAGTACTAACATAGCTGATTTCTTAGAAAAATATATTGAAGATTATGGCGAAGAAGACAGTCTTTATAGAAAATATTTGACTGCCTGTATTTAGGAGTGAAAATGAATAATAAACAAAAGATTTTAATTAAAATGTTTAAAAGAGATGATTTTGAATTTTTAGAAGAAGAAGGAATACGTTATTACGAAGATTTGTATGATTTATTAGTTGATAAAGCAGATGATTTATATGATTTATTTGAATTAGGACAAAGAAATCCAGATTTTGATGATAATAATGGTCTTTTTTATTGTTTTACAGAAAATAAAATTTTACCAGTAGAATCTTTCGAATTATTAGATTTCAATATAGAAAAATTCTTAAAATATTACAAAAAAGAATATGGAGAAGATGAACTTTATAAAAAATATTTAACTGCTTAAATATAAGGAGATAATAATGACAGAGCAAGAAGAAGAAATTTTAAAACTACTAGAAAAAGAAAAACTTCTTGGTTATATTTTTGGTACAACAGATTGTTATAAAACTATAGAAGAGCTAATAGAAAAAGAAACAAAATCTAATTATAAAGCATTTTTACTTGGTTTAAAACAAAGAAAATTCTTAAAACATAATAATGATTACGTTTATATATTTGATGATATAGATGGTGAATCAATATATTCTTTTTCAAAAGAAGAAGTTATAGATAGAATTAGTAGGTTTAAACAAACAATTCTTAATTGCTTAAAAGAAGAATATGGTGAAAAAAACAAAGTATATTTAGAATTTAAAAAATTTTTCTTGACTTTCTATTAAAAGTTATTATATAATAAAGGAGTAAAAATGGAAGTAAAAAAAATAAGTAAATTTTGTGCTTCTATCAACGAGATTAAGTTTTACGATGAACAACTATTTAATTCTTGTTTATACTTACTAGAACATATGGAATCAAAAAAATTCAAATTTAAAGACCAGTTTATAATAGATTTAAAAGATTTAATAGAAATTGTATCTTATAAATATGAAGAGTTTTCTTATTGTGTTTTAGAAAGTGATTTCATAATAGCAATAGATGAAGCAAATAAACTTGAAGATATAGAATTTTCATATCTTGGATGTGATTGGAAAATTAATTGGATTAATGAAAATTTAAAAAATAAAATTTACAATGTAAAGGATTAAAAATGGAAAACAAGGATAATAAACAAGTAGTCTCTCCGGAAAAAGAAAAAGAAATAAAAAATTTTTTAAAAGATTTTTTTAATACGCATGTACTTATAGTTACAGGAGAGAAAGAAGACGGAACTTTGGAATTTAAAATTGAAGAAGATAAAACTAAATTTAATTAAAAAAAGGAAGTGAATTTAATGAAAAAAACAGTAACTGAATGGTTAGGAGAAGTAAAGTTATACGAAAAGAAAATAGACAAAATAGAAACTCAACTTTCTTCTATGAAACTATTTAATGTCGGAACAGTAGGAGAATATGCTTTATATAAAGAAACTTTTGAAAAAAATAAAACAGATGCTATAGCTCTTTATGATTCTTATGTAAAACTAAAAGAAAATAGAAATAAAATAAGAGCTGAAATCTTAAAGTTTAATGCAACTCAAACTATTAAAATAGGAGAAAAAGAATATATCATAGCTTTAGCTTTAGAAAAGTTAAAATCTAGCGAAGATATGAATGAATATATTTTAAAGAATCAGCTAAATAAAATGAATTCTGAAATAAATAAAATAAAAACAAATGTAGAAAGTAAAAAAGAATCTTTACTTGAATCAGTAAGTAAGAAAGCGAATACTTCTTCATCTAAAGATATTGAAGCTGTTGAAAAAGCAGTTGAACAATATAAACTATACAATGAAGATTTCTTAAATCTACAAGAAAAGTTAGATAAAACAGAACAAGAAAAAATAGAATTCATAGAAAACATAAATATTCAATTGAATTTGAAGAACGCAACTTCTGAGATTGAAATAGAACTTTAAAAAATGAATAAAAACCATAGTAATAAAAAACTATGGTTTATATTTTATAAATGAAAGGACGTGAAGTGTAAAATGGCATTAGGAAAAGGAAAACAACAAGGAAATTATGGTTACCAAGGTGGAAATAATAATGGTAACTATAATGGTGGTGGAAACAATTATCAAAACAATGGTCAACCAAGAAGAGAATCTTGGGGATTGTGGATTAACCAATCCAAGAACGGTAAAGAGTATTTGTCTTTTGAGATTAACGGAGTTAAATATGTAGCTTTTGAAAACACAAATAAAACTTCAGAAAAATCTCCTGATTATAATATCATAAAGAAAGATTCTTTACAGCAAAATAATGGTGGTTCATTCAGAAATAACAATTCTGGATATAACAATGGAGGATATCAAAACAATTATGCTCTTGATAATGGTTATTCAGTTCCACAAAATAATGGATATGTGCCTCTTCAAAATAATGGATATACTCCACCACAACAAGGTTCAGAAGGTGGTAGTACAAGAAATACTAACGTAGGAGCAGATGAACCTCAAAATGAAACTTATTCTCCAAGTGATTATAAAGGTTTAACATTATAAGAGGTGCTTAGCAATGAATGACAAAATCTTAGTATTATTTGAGGAAACTCAAAAATATAAAAAAGAAGATTTGGCTCAATTCATTAGCCTTAATAGAAAAGAAACATTAGTATCAACTTTAGTAGAAGTTCTTGAAAATAAAACAATCAAGGATTTCTACTATATAGTTGATTGTACTTTTGAACATAAGGCGTTTAATGCGAATAAAGGTCAAAAACTAAAACAAGGTAATATTGAATATATATTGGTTGAAAACAATAAAGGAATAATATGTAAAGGTCCTAATATATCTCAACTAAGTACTTTTAATAGTACTGTACCAGCAATAAAAGAAAAATTTGAAGAATCAATTAAACTTTATAATGATTGTATAGATTTCTTAATAAGAAAAAATATAAATCTTAGAAATAAAGATAGTTTTAATAAAGGTACAGATACTGGAATTGTTATGAATGATGTTATCAGTGGTGCAAAAAGTAAAACATATAAATTAGCATATAGTCTTCCTGAAACAAAAGAACCAGGAGTTGAATATGTATTATTTGATAACATAGACATACTGGAAAAACTAAAGAAGATAATTGATATGGAGTTTATGTAGGAGGTAACAAATGAAAATAAAAAAGTTATCAAACGGAAATTATGAAATAGATGAAAAAACATTAAAAGGTTTATTAATATCTAGATATGAATTAGATGCTTTAGAGTGTGGTGGAGTAGATAACTGGCAAGATTATTGTGATGTACTAAATGATTATCTTGAAGATTATGAAGATTTTGGAGAATTCGTAGAATCAGTTTTAGAAGATATTAAAATAGGAAAATATGATGAATAAGTATACTGTTTTAAAATTCAAAAAACTTGTAGGTAAAAATAAAAGTTTTTTCATAGAAAAAATAGAAAAAGATAAAAATGAAGTTCTAATAATTGATTTTGAAAACAAAGAATTAGAAATACAAACTCATAGTAAGTTGTTCGATTATCTTTTTCTAGAATCTAAAAAAAGAATAATTTGTAGAAATATATCAGATAAAAGTTTTGAACTAATTAGAATGTGGCAAACTTTTTGTGATATAGAAAAAAGGAACAAAAATGGCAAATAGTTTTAAGAAAATAAAAGTTATTTTCGTAGGGAATAAATGCCATAAAGACTTAGAGAATGTTTTTACTCTATCTAGAAGTAACTTAGATGAATATGATGGAATACTTGAGTATATCTTTTATCTAGTAATAGACAAAGACCCAATACAATATTTTAATTGTGTTGAACTCCCAGATGACTTTGTTGAAGAAGATATAGATGATGCTCAATATAGCTATGATTCTTATAGAGATAAAATAAAATTATCTCCTACTATTCATAGTGAAATGTTAGAAATAGTATCATATATCAGAAGAGAAGCTTTAAAAGATAAAAGAATAGAAGTTAAAAATGGTTCTCTATTTCCAATAGGTGATTTATATACTATGAAATATGTTAGAAACAAACTAATAAAGTTTTATAAGGAGAGAATAAGAGATGTTCAAGAAGATAAAGCTATTAATTAAAAAATTGTTTAATAAAAACAAAGTAACAAAAAAAATGTATAAGTTCCAGCATATAACTCATTTAAAAGATTTTATATATGGACTTAAAAGAAGTAATTATTTTACACACAATGATGTTCTTGAAATTTATGGTACTCCAAAACTTCATGGAACTAATGCAAGTATAGTATTCTATAAAGATGATTCTACACAAATACAAAGTAGAAACAATATACTTAATCAACACCAAGATAATATGGATTTCTATAAATGGATGAATCCTGAAAGGGTTGCGTTCATTAAAAGCAACATAACTGAGTTGCTTAATAAATATCCTATGGTTATTGTTTATGGAGAATATGCTGGTAAAGCTATTCAAAAAAACATGGCAATAAGTGAAATGGAAAGATTTTTTGCACCTTTTGCTATAAGATTAATAAATGATTATCAGGACTTTTACATAGTTCCTAATATAAAGATGTTCAACGAGGAACTTAGAATATTTGATTTATTCAAGACCGAACACAAAATAACTATAGATAAAAAATCATTTGATGATTTATCTTTTGTTGAAACTATAGATAGTTATGTAAAGCAATATGAAACACAAGATGTATTTGCTGAGAAGTTTGGATATAAAGGAGTAGGAGAAGGTATAGTATGGCATTATATAATAGATGATGCAGCTTACTTCTTTAAAACAAAAATTGATGAATTCCAAACAAAGGCTCAGAAAGTAAATAAAGATAAGTCAATAGAAGAAATAAAAGAAGATAAAAGAATAGTTGAATATTGTTTAAATGAAGCTAGATTAAAACAAGGTTTAGATTATCTAAAAGAAAATAATCTAGAAATAGATTTAAAAAATATTAAACCTTTTATTGATTTTATAGTTAAAGATGTACTTAGAGAAGAAAGAAGATTCTTAGAAGATAATGCAATAACAGATAAAAGAATTAGTAAAATAGTAGGTTCTGAATGTGCTAATTGGTTTAAAAGAGCTATAAGAACAGGTGATTTCAAATGAAAGAACCTGTTTTAGAAATAGAAGTTGTTAAGATTAACGAAGAGTACAGTTCTTGGTATATAAGCAAACTAAGCAAAGAATCTTTTAAAACTGCTGGAGTTTGTGAATTTATAGATGGAGAAGACAATAGATATTTTTTTAACATAGGAGAACGTACAGAATTCGATGCTTCTTTCGTAAATAGTTTCCTATATTATTGTCTTAAATTAAATATAAGTGGTAGAAATAAAGTTCCTCAAATAATAGAAAATAAAGATATAAAATATCTACAAAAAATAGTAGATTTTTTAAATGATAAATTTGGAATTGAAAAACCGTGGAGAGCTAAAAACGGAGAAACATATTTTTCTATAAGTTCAGAAGGAATAGCTGAAGAACATGTAGATTTTGGTTTTTATTTAGATAGAACGAGATATGATTTAGGGAATTATTTCAAAACAAAAGAAGAAGTTAAAAAACTAGCTGATTCTAAAGAATGGAAAGAGTTTTGGAACAAAGTTAAAAACAAACAAATATAAAAGGATGGTAAAAAAATGAATTACACAACAAGTACATTTGAAAATAAAGTAATACAAGATGTGTTACTTACTGATATTAGTAATATTAATATCAATCCAAGAAAGAATGGTTTAATTGAAGAAAACGTAGAATCATTAAAAGAAGCAGAAGTATTTCCAGAAATTCATCTTGGTTTACTTGATGGACAGCTAATAGTAGTAGATGGATATCACAGACTAGAAGCAAGTAAAAGACTTGGCCTTGAAACAATAAAAGCTTACATTACTGATTACAAAACAATAGAAACAATCATTCGTGATGCTATTAATGAAAATATTAATCATGGTCAAAGATTAAGTGATTATGATGTAGCTATGTCTATGTATGAACTATATAATAAATTAGTAGATGCTGGAAAATTAACTACTATTAAAATGAAAGACTTCATTACTAGCTTCAAAATAGATGAAAGAAGAGGAAGAAGTTTATTTAACTGGGTAGTATTACATAAAGAAATATTAGATGATGAAATTACTACTGTTAAAAATATATCTTTCTCTGATGAATACTATAGTATGATTTTATTCCTAAATGAAATTCCAGGAAAGATAAGTAATGAAGCTAAATATAAAATAAAAACATTTTATAATAAATATAATCATTTAAGTAAAATAGAATTAAGAAAAGCTATTGCGTTATTCAAACAAGGGTTAGACTATGAAATAGAAGCTGAAAAATTAAAACAAGCTGCTAAAGAAATAGATACTAATCCAATAAAACAAGAAACAAAAGTAAAAACAAAAGAACCTGAAAAAGATGATTTGCCTGTTGATGAATCAGAAAATACAGAAAGAGAAGTTACTTTAAAGAATGATTTATTAACTAAACAAGAACCAAAAGAAGAAAAGAAAGATTTAAAGATAGAAGAAACAAAAACAGTTGAAGAAAAAATAGAAACTGTAGAAAAGTTAAATGAAGAAATAACTAAAGAATTATCTAATTCTAAAGAAAAATTCAAACTTGATACTTATCTTGATGCTATGTCTAAACAAGTAATGACTATGTTAATGTTACAATCTAAAGGTAACTTAGAAGATTTTACTAAAGAACACATCAATAAACTTAATGATATAGTAGATAGATTGAACGAATTAACAGAGGGATATTATGCAAATGATAAATAATATGGAAGATGAAGAAATAAGACTAGAAAGAAAAACAGCTATATACATATGTCCAGATTTTAATGATTCAAGAACTTATAACTTAGAAAAACAAGAAGAAACATTAAAGGAGTTTGCTAGAATTAAAGGATATGGTATAGAGAAAATATTAATAGATGAAGAAGATAATATGGTTTTTAAAGATAGAAAAGGTTTACAAAAACTAATTAATCTTATACTTGAACAAAAAATAAATACGGTAGTTGTATATAGAAAAACAAATATATCTAACTTCTCTAATACATTAAAAATGTTTGAATTTCTATGTCAAAGACGCTCTTGTGAAATAATAGAATATAAGGAGTAGTGATTACTTTGAAAAACTGGTTAAAAAAGGAATACGGTAGACTTGCTAAGAAAAAATATTTACATATTGCTTACTATGAAAATGGTGAGAAAAAAGTAAAAAGATTTAATCTTAGAGATTTAGAAATAACATTATGTACAAGTGCTTTTAATATAGACTTGTACAGTATTGTTTTTTTAAAAGAAAAAGTAGGTATTCCTAATATATATGGAGTTAAATTCTCTAATAACGAAAGAGAATCTTGGAAAACAATAGAGTCTGTTTATCATGAAGTATATTGTGATTATGTAAACATAGATAACAATGATGAATCAGCTGGTTCTGTTTCTTGTTATGTAGAAGGAAATAAAACACAATTTAGATTTGATATTAATTGTTTCTATACTCACTCTGGAGATATTAGTAATATAAAAGAATGGATTAATAATAAAGAAGCTTTAATTTATACTAGTGATAAAGAAATAGCATCTATTGTTAAGAACTATTCAGAAATAAAAGAAGAAGAAGAAGTAGATGCTCTATATACACCTCGTAACATAAATAAACTAAGACATAGTTTAAGTGGAATACAAACAAAAAAAAGATGGTTTAGACATCGTAAATAAAAGAGGTAAAAAATGTTAAGTAAAGCACATATACATATGAAAAGAATATTAGAATCTATTTCACGTATATACAAAGTAGTTTTACTTGAGGAAGTTAAAGAAGGAAGTAAGAGATATGACTTTTACTTCCCTACTACTCCTCCTATATGTATAGAGATAGATGGTACAAATCATAATTTAAATAAACCTGATGGTCATTTCTTTAAAACAGCAGAAAGTTTAAGAAACTATAAAAAGAATGACGAAGAGAGAGAGTTATTTCATAAATTAGGTAGAATAATATTACTTAGATTTGATACAGATTATTTTCCTAGTTTAGAAGAATTTATTAAAGAACTAAAAAATAATCATGTAGAAAATATTTTGTATGAAGGAGTAGATGAATATAATGTCTATTATCAAAGATATAAAAGAGATAAAGAAATTAGTGAAGCAAGAAAAAGAAAATCTAGAGAACGCTATAAAAGATTTAAAGAAAGACAGAATAATAGGAATTGATTTAAGTAAAACATGTCCTGGTGTTTGTATATATGATACAGATACTAAAAACATAGAGTTCTTAGATTCATTTAAAGTAAGTGGTTCTCCTACAGTTTTCGAAAGAGATTTAGAAATCTTATATTGGTTGTTAGATATAGTTACTATATATAAACCTAGTAAAGCAATAATAGAAAGTCCTTTTGCTAATAGTTTTACAATTAAATCTTTAGCTCCTTTATATCAACTTCATGGTATAGTTAATTACTTTATGTTTAAATATGGTATAGAAATATATAATATAACTCCTTCTTCTAGTAGAGCTTATCTTAATATAAAACCTAATAATAAAGAAAATGCTTTTAAACATATGAGTAAACTTTATCCTAATATAGGATTAGATAATTATAAAAAAGATAATGATAAATCAGATGCGTTAATACTTGCTCTAAATTATGATAATAGTAAATTAGTTAAAGTGGAGTAAAAAGGAGAGATAAAATGGAATTAATAAAAAAACAAACAATTACAAGTTTAGAATTAACTAAACAAATTAATATTTTTAGAAAAGAAGAATATGATTATAAAATTAAAAATAATCTTTCTTTAGGTAAAGTAGAATTGAAAAATGGTCATTATACAGAATTAAGACACGATACTTTACTTAACATAATTCGTGATGAATTTGAAAAAGAAATAACTGACCAAAAAATTTTGGGCAGTACATATAAAGACGAAAGCGGTAAAGAAAATCCATATTTTGAATTAACTCTTGACCAAGCTAAGCAAATTTTAATGAGAGAATCTAAATTTGTTAGAAAAGCAATGATTGATTATATAAATAAACTTGAAAAAGTTGTATCTATGCAATTATATTCATTGCCAACTATTTCAAAAGAAGAATTAAATATTAAAAACAGAGAATTAGAAATAAAAGAAAGAGAACTTAAGTTAAAAGAAATAGAATTTTTAGAAGAAAGAATTGAAAAATATAAACAATATGAAAAAGTAAAGTTAGCATTAGAAGCACAAGTGACAGAAAAGTTAACAGGCATTAAAGGACTATTGCCTATGCCTAACTTAGAAAAAACATATAGTGCTGGAGATGTAGCTAACAAATTAAGTAAAATATTTAATAAAAAAATATCTTCTAATCTTATAGGAAGAATGGCTAATAAATTTGATTTAAAAACAAAAGAATTTTCAGAATTAATAGTAGAACCTTCTAAATATAACAAAGATAAAATAGTTGAATCTTATAGATATAAAGAATGTTCTTTAAAAGAATTTATTAATAAATATAACGAATATTATAATTTAGATGAAGAATAAGGATTAATTATGAAAAATGAAAATAATATTATCAATCAAATAATTCAGGATAATATTAAAAAGAAAGAAAATGGAGAAAATGTAGAACAAACATCTTGGATTCAAATAATGCAAGAAGTTTATAACACTTATATTAATACTCTTAATAATGAGTCAGAAGTTTATAAAAATACAGAAGATAGAAAAATATATATCGAGAAGATTTTTAAAGCTTCTGATTTTTCTTTTTGTATATCTGAATTAGAAGAGTTAGAAATAGGACATTGTTGTAGAGAAACATATTTTAGATTTAAAAATTCTTATCAAGATAATGTTACAAGTAAAGTAACTGAAGATATAGAAAAAAATATGTTATCTAAAGAACAATTCTTACGTAAATTAAAATTAGTAGACATATATAAAGAACCTGAAAACAGTATAATAAATACATTTGGATTAAATATAGAAACTACTGAAGATGGATTTATATATGACTATGAAAGAGATAAAGAATATATATTATTAATAAAACCTGTAAATGATAGTGTAGGAATTATAAAAAATAAAGTATGGAATAAATTTAATGCTAAACCATTAAGTTATCATATACCAGAAATAATGCTTAATATGTTTTTAATTAGAAAACCGTTAAAACTTATATATGTAGGTAAAAATAATAGTGAGTTATACAAAGAGTTTAATTTTGGTTTTCAAGACTCTTGTTTAAGTATAGATAACAATAAAATAGATGAATATAATTTATCTTATTTATTAGATAAAATTAAACTTTTTGAAAAACATATTGAGAAAGATGTTGTTCCTAGAAAGATATTTACAAATAAAAGTCTTGGTATGGATGAAATTAATAATATGCAATCTTATGGATTAATAGAAGATTTTGAAATAAATAAATTATTAAATGGAGAAATATATAAAAACTTCCAATGTAATGGTTGTAAATATAAAACAATATGTGAAAATTGTTAGGAGATAATATGGACAGAATAAATGAAATATTTCAAGAAAATTTTGAAAAACAAAGACAAGAACAAATAAGAAAAAAACTTGAAGAAAAAATAAATATGGAAACTAATGAACTTATTCAAGAAGAAATACAAAAAAAATTTAATGAAAAAACAAAAGAAAAATTAGAAAAAGATTTAATGTTTTCTTATTTTGAAACGGATTTTATGAATAGTGATATATTTAGAACTAGAATTAATGAGATAAAAAATGAGGCATTAAAAAAACTTAGATGGTGTGGTGGTTTTACATATAACGACTTTGAAAATATAACTCAAAGTGAATTATCTGGTTCAACAGAAAAAGCATTAAAAAGATTGTATACAGAAAAAGCATTAAATGAGTTAATTGATGAAGATGAAATATTTCAAATAGGAGAAAATAAATATATAATTAAAGAATTACTTAAAAAAGTTTATTCTACAATGATGGTTTTTAATGAGCTGGATGAAACTACAAAATCAGAAATATTAGGGAAAATATTAGCAGATGCTTTATAAGGAGTGAATATGAATTCAATAGACGATATGTTAGAAACTTTAGATGAAAGAATAGGAAATAATTATTTCTTAAATAAAGTAATTAATAATAAAGATTTTAAAAAATATGTAGAAGAAATAAAAAAACATACATTAGAAAGGATTTCTAATGAAATATTTTTTACTTATGAAAAATTTAGAAACAAAGTAGAAAATATTATTGGTTCAGCAGATTTAATTGAGTTATATTGTGAAATAGCTTTAAAAGAATTGTTAAAAGAAAACAAGATAATTAAAATAAAAAATAAATTTGTTGCTAAAGAAATGTTTACAAAAATGTTTTTAATTATTGAATCTTTTAACTCTTTAGAAGAAAAAGAAAAAGAATATATAACTAGCAACATACTAGTTGATTCAATATAAGGAGGTAATATGGATTTAGAAGAAGCTTTCAACTTATTAAAGAAAGAAAAAAAGTATTACGATGCGGTAAAAGAAATAGAAATAGAATTTTTACAAATAAATAAAGAATTTTTTGCATTAGAATTAAAAACTATTATGCGTAATTCTTTATCTGCGCCAGAAGTTGCAGTTTTTCAAGATTTTATATTAGAAGATGTCGTTAAGAAAAAAGATTTGTTATTAATTAATGAAAAGATATACAACAAGTCTTTAATAAAAGCGATGTTAGAACTTACAAAAAGAGTCCCAGAAAATGTAATTGAATTTTGTGAAGGTGAACTAATGAATGAAAGATTATAATGCGCCGGCGCATTTTATATAGTTTATGATACAGAAAGGAGATAAAAATGGCATTAAAAGAGAAGTACGAAGAACAATACAAGAGAGTTTCAAAGACATTTGAAAAAATAAGAAAGTATATCCAAAAACAATTAGAGAAGAAATATGGTGATTTATTTTCAATAGAAGAAAAAGTGGATAGTGAAGACGTTTATAATCTAGTAATAGAAAAAATAAATAAACTTTATCCAAATGAAAATAAAGAATTAAAAGATTTTCTAGGATTTTTCTATATGGAATATTTCTTTAGAAAAGTAAGTGCTCAAATGGAATTAGACGAAGAAGAAACAAAAACGCAAACACAAGAAGAAGAACCAGAATATTTAAACTAAAGGAAGTGATTAAATATGATTGGAACAACAAACATAAGTTTATTCCATAGAGGAAATGGCGGAAAAAGTGTTGTAATAAAAACAGGAGATATATTTGTATTGTTCAGTTATGATTCAAAAATAGCAGAAATAAAATATAATGAAGAACATTTAAAATATGAATTATTATTTTTTAATACTGATAGTTTTGTACAAACACATACAACATTTAAACATGTTATTGAATTTCTATATTTATTAAATAGTGCAAGAACACTCGTGACTCTAGCATTCGTAGGGTGTTAGTCATGAGACATGTACTCGTAGGGTATGAATTGCACGAAGATTTTAGTAAGCATATAGGGAAACTT